AATTTCTATTAGTTGTTTCTCTCGAATCCTTACAGGAAATTCAATATCTTCAGCACCATATTTAATTTGAGAAGAAGTAAAAGGAGTTGAGCCTATACTAAGGAATTCTAATCTTATAGCTTTTTCTACTTTTATATCTAGATACCTGAGATTTAAAACCTCCAAACTATTTTTTAACTGCAATCCATTATATAGAATTTGTTCAACAATCATTGTATCATAGAGATTGTTAATTCTAATTTTATACTTATGTAGAATGTGCTTATATTCAAATTTAAGGTTGTGACCTACCTTTACTATATCAGGATTAGTAAGCACATCTTTAACTATGCCTAAGTCAGTATTTCTTATATCTATAATAAATTGATTTTCATCATCTCCTACTTGCAACATAACTATATCTGAAGTATGTGGATCTAGTCCTTCTATTTCAAAGTATTTATTATATTTTCTTGTAGTTTCAATATCAAGACTTATTACTTGTTTATCTTTTAGGTAATTATAACATTCTTGTATTGTGGAGTGGTTAAATTCTCCTGGTATCTGTGTTTGATTAGAAATTAAATATATCATAGTTTACAGATAATAAAAAGCCCAGGTAATTTCTTACCCAGGCTTAATACTAATTAATAATTAGAATCTCTCAGACATAATTTTTGACATCTCTGCCAGATTAGTCTCAGCCAAAGCTACTTCTCGACGTGCTTGAAGAATTGCTGCAATAGAGGAGGATGGATTAGCTTCAGTAGCTTCCAGTTTATCACGCAATTTGTCAATTTGAATGTCCAAACCTGTTACCTCAGAATGAGCATCTCGGTGAGCAGATTTTACTTGTCGCTGAGCGGCTTCAATTGCTTTAACATCTTCTTTTTTAGTGATGTTTTCTTTCAGTCTTTCAATCAGTTTTGTGCTTGTTGCATTTGCCATAATTCTTACTTTTTAAATTGTTTTTGTTTATTACTAATTACTTGATAATCCCGAGGATTACTGCTGTGTCTACTTCACTCGTTGTGATAGTAGAATTGAATTGAGGTGTTGGCATTGAAGTTACAGTAGATGTCTTATTAGCTCCTTTACTAATTACAGTAACATCGCTATAATGATACCAATCAACATCTCCAATAAGGTCTTCATCATACTCATGATCTGTAATTTCTATTTCTACAGTATCATCAGATTCATCTAGATCTACTACAATACCTTGCCAATGACCTTCTTTTTCAACTAAAGTACCTATTTCTAGATTCTCAAATTCATGTCTGTCCATAATAATTAATTTTCTCAACAAAGTTAATATATTTTCTAATAGCGAGTTTCTACTATAGTTAAAATACTCACGCTAAATAGTTTAATATATTTACTTATTATGAATTTGTGTCTAACTCAGTTATTTTATCTTGAATTTCAGGGGCAAATTCAGGCATAATAACTCTTAAGTTATCAAGATTGTATACATAGCTACACTCTTTTATAAATGACACAGCTAACTCAGCTGCGTTAAATTCTTTTGTTCTGCTTTCTGTACATTCAGAAACATTTGCTTGGTGATTTCCATTGTTATCACATGCATATTCTACGATATAAGCTTGATTTTCATCCATAATCTTTTAATTTAAATGATTTAAAAAATATTTACAAGTTTGGAAAAGTTCTATACTTTCTTACTAATACAGAAAATAATTCTCCTGTACTTTCATTAGTATTAAATTCTCCGCTGTTTTTAGATTGTTTCAAAACTTCATTGTGTCTTGCTTTAATCTTCTTAAGTCTACTTTTCTCTTCTTTAGTTTTAGAAAACTCAGATCTATCAATTTCCAACTTAGGATTAGTTAAACCTTCTTTTTCCATCCATTCTCTTCTTGCTCCTGCATCAAACTTATCCGGATTAGATTCAGGATTGTTTGATTTATTTCTAGCTCCACCAAAAGGTGTATGTTTGTTAGGAACTTTACCAGTGAGTAATCCAATTACATAATCATTTTGAATTCTATATTTCGACATATCTTATTTTTTATTTTATTTATATTTATCTGTTGTAAAGGGATTCAAGCCATGATTTCTTAAGCTTGTTGTCTTCATTTTTCCAATCAATATCTCCTTTTTTAGGATTATCAATATGTTCTTTTTGTTTAATTTTAACAAAGTCTTTATAATCTTGTTGTCTTTTAGCATCAAATGCTAAACATCCAATTATAATCATTGCTAAAAATAAAATCAATTGTGCAAAGTTTCCAGGATTTCTTATTTTACTAGTCATATTCTGGATTTATGCTTGTTTTTATAGAAGATGACTTGTATCTGTCTAAATATAATCTACGTAATTTTTGTATTTTGATTATATTTCGTCTAATCTGTCTCTCTTGCATAACTAGTCAACTTCTTTATACAGTTTATTACTATATACCAAGAAACCTCCATTATAAGTAGTAACAGGATTAATTAATTCTCCTTTTTCTACCATTTGATTTCTTTCAACTGGTCTAACTAAATGAGCTTTTACTTTTACTAAAGGTTCTGTATTTGCTTTAGTTATAATTGCATTTTTAGCCTTTACACTTAGTTCATATTTAGTTCCTGGACCAGCTCCGTGTCTTTTAAGAATCTTATGAGCTGTCAATTGTTTAATTTTAGATCTTGTTGCTTCATAAGTCCTGCTTAAATTTCTAGAAATCTCTAAAGCTGGTTTACCAGCATTTAAATTCTTAAGAAGAAATGTTAATTCTTCTTCGCTCCAGTTGTTTCTATTTGTATTTAACATATATATTTATTTTATATTAGTTCATTTTTTGATTTACTACTAATTCATCAGTTGATTCAATTCCCCAGGCACTTAGAATCAAATATCCTTTTTGTTTATTTCTAAAAACTGGTTGCAATACTACAGGATCAGGGATTTCCATTTTAGATAATTTAAAATCTCTAACCTCATAATCCTTTAGATTAAAATCTTTGAGTGGAGCTGCAATTTCAAGCTTTGCTTTAGACATATCATATCTGAGATATTGGTGATTTCTTAAATAATCTTTATAATGCTCATAGTCGTAATAACCCCATGTATTTCCTCTAGCACTACTATCTAGATATAGCATATCTTCTTCTTTAATTGGATTATTTTCAATCTCGGCTAAATTTTTATCCGGAACTGTTCCAATATATCTCCCTATATCTCCATAAACTAAGTTATATTTTTCACAAATTTTCTTAACTGAGTCTTCTGTAATAAATTTATGAAGAGGATATTTGAAACTAAAATATTCAATTATTTCAGCCATTTTCTTCTTCTCATTATTTATTTTATCGATTTCTGCAAGTTTACTTGATTCTTTTTCTGCTAAAATAACTTCGGCAGTAGCTCCAAATCCTAATCTTCTTAATCTTCTAGCTTTTTCGAAAACTTCTTCTTCTACAGTTGTGTTGGATTGTAAAGTAATCTTAGCATCAGCTAATAATTTATCTACTTCTGAATAAAAAGCTTGATGAATTTCTTCTACAATTTTATTCATTTCTATAATCTTACTTTCTTTACTTTTAAATAATTTAATCATGGTATCAATTTTAATTATTGTAAACTCTTCTTGTTTTTCCACTTTTATAAAGAATAATGACATATCCTTTATCTTCTTTTCCACAAGGTTGTCCTAGTAGATTAAGTACTTCTTCAACTTCTTCTTCCTTTACTCTATTGTCAATTGAAATAGTTTCATGTACCTTTTGTTTTCCATTTTTTACTGTTACTAATCTATAGTAATTAATAACAGGCTTGAAAGCATCATCAATTGTGAAATAGTCAATATTAGAAGAAGCATTAGTAATATTAATCTGCTCCCAATCAATTGCATCAATACTTCTTTCAATAATATAGGTATCACAATCATTATCAGGATTAATTCCCCAAATAATAGAATTTACACCATCTATATATTGACCACTGAAGTAAATGAATTCAAGTGGTAATTGAGAGAAGCTACAATTCACAACTTGATAAGGTAAATTAGGTCCTTGAATAGTAAGATTGATACTATTACATAGATTGGATAATGTCAAACTACTGCAATCTCCACTAAATGAACTAGTAGATGAATAGGTAAAACCATTACCTTCTGTTTGAGGAATACCATCGAAGAATACATTATTATTACCACAATGAATAGTTCCTTGTAGTGTATATAGACTAGATGGTACATTAGGTCCTGTGAAATCTACAGAGTATCTTAGTAATACTTTATAAGTACAACCTCCACCATTTGTTGTAATTTGTAAACTGATTGGTTCTATTACTACATGTACATCATAATTCTGAGAATGAATGATACATTGAGTAAAAGATATTTGTTGAATTAATAAACAGATTAATAATATTAGATTTTTCATAGTTTTTACTTTAAATTTGATTAAATAAAAATCCCCAATAAATTAATATTAGGGATTAAGTGCTCTGAAGGGGACTCGAACCCCTATGCCTAACGGCGGCAAATTTTAAGTCTGCTATGTATACCAAGTTTCATCACCAGAGCATAACTTACTTTATTTAGTAAGTTTAATTAATGTTTGAGAAGGATTGAGTTCTTGCCAAACCATATTCTTCTTTTTAAGCTGTTTTAAGAGCACTTTGTTATAATCTTCATCATAATATAAGATTAAAGTATCTTCGCTAATCTCATAGACTCCTGTGTTCAAATTACCGCTAGGCTCTACTCCATTGATATAGAATTTCTGCCAAGTATAGGTATCTTCTGAGAAATTGTATTCTGTGTAAGTGGATGCATAGGTATTAGTAGTCCATTTACCTTCTAATCTTCTTTCATTTCTTTTTTCCTTATTACATGCTGTTAATACCAGCAAAATAAGAATTGTATAAATTGTTTTCATAATTTTAGTTTTACTCTAATTTGTTCTCTTAATATTTTTATTCGTTTGTCATGTTCTACAAACTCTTCTTTAGACATAAATCTAATTTTAGACATTCTGTCAGTAGTTCCATCATTTCTTTTCACTACATATGAGTTTGTAGTTTCTCTAATTATCTTATATTCTTTACCATATGTAAGTAATCCTTCATAAGGCAAATGACATATTTTACTTTCCATAATCTTTCATTGGTAAAACAAGTAATTTACCTGTCTTATGTGTTGAGTGTTCTAATTGTTTCTTCTTCCAGTTACAAACAGAACTTGGTTTGTTTTTTTCAATAGTTTCTTTAATGGTCCCATTTACTATCCAAACAAGTTTATATAGTGTTTCCATAGTTATTTAGTTTTTAATGATTTCTAAAGCTTTTTACAGGATCAAATCCTTTAGCTTCAAGTTTTTGCTTAGAGGTACGCTCTTCATTTAATTTATTATAATTTAACCAGTACCTAAAAGTTTCTTCATCCATATGATTATAAGAACCTCTATTACGTTTTTTATCAAGTTTATATTGTTTTCTACGTTCTGCTCGTAGTTTTAACAATATAGGATCACTAGGTCTATCAAATTCTTTTCTATAACCAGAAACAATCACTTTTGAATAATTAGGATTTTCTTCATGATTACTATAATTATCCATAAATGAATAATAGCTTTTAGCCTCACAACCCGCGCCTGTAAATTTCCATTCTTCTTTAAAATTAAAAGAAGTAAACACAATAGGACGTTTAAGATGATTTTTATATCTTTTATATCTTTTATATATAGGAGCATTTTCACCTTTATATTCTTGAATTAATCCTTTTTCATCAATATAATACTCAGCAACATAACTACGAAAAGTTTCAAAATAATCAAGAAAAAGATATTGGTAACGTTGTTCTACTTTAGAACAAAATTTACTGAATTCTTTAGCAAAAGATTTACCTACAGCTTGTTCAATCATTCTTTTAGCTAATTTTTGATCATTCCATCTACAACGATATCTGTAATATATGACATTCCACATATCTCCATATCGTCTAGTTAGATTAGCTGCTCTGTTTTCTCTAAAAGGAAGATTTTCTAATTCTGTTTCTTCCCAATTATTTAACCACATAATTATTTAATTAAATTTAATGCTTCTTGTAATCCAGCTTCTAGTGCTTCTTCATGGGTTTCAAAATAACTATACTTATCCCCCATTTGTTTAAGTTTATTATCATAAGCTATTTCAAAGAAGCATTTCTTATTCTTATTATTATCTGCATAACTAGGTAAAGCAGTTACATAAATATTATGAACTTCTCTAAGCCATTTCTGAAGTAAGGTTTGTCTAACTAAGTGAATTCTTTCTATATTATCTTTGGGAGATTCTTTATAATAATCATATGTTCTTTTAGTATATATACCTTTTGTTAAAGTACCTGATTCACTAATTTTAGGTGGGTTATAAACCACTAATACTGAAAGCTCATTAAAACCTTTTTCCTTTGCTAGTTTAGCTGTTTCTAGTGAAATTAATTCTTCTTCCATAATTAAATAGTTTCTTTACCTCTACTTACTAAATCTAAAGCCAGAAGTATAAGAGAGTTCATCATTGATATTCCAGCATCTGTCTCATTTTCTACTTCTAGAGCTAATTCTTCTCCACTATAGACTTTTCCGCCATAGCTTATATAAGATGAGATACCTTTTCTTTTAAGATTTTTTACTAGAGCTTGTTTTAGCTTATCTATATTTTCTTCTTGCATAATTAAATAAATCTTGCTTTAATTTGATTAAAATTCCACAGAATACATTCATAGACTTCTTCAGACTCTCCAATTAACTTTGATCCTTTTACAATGTCTGTCATATTAATTTTTCCTGATTCTCTTACATGTTGAAATTTCTTAAGTTGTCTTTCAGTAATATCTTTAATTTCTATGTTTTCTTTGAAGTGCTTACTCATCGCTTCCGTATGTTTGGTTATACCACTCAATCGGCAAACCATTATCAGGACAAAACTTCGTTTCATAAGCCTTTTCCAGCCGCGGCCGCTCGGTGGTGGATTTATGCTTCTCTAAAATAGATACAGCCGCACTACATGCTATCAATAACGATGTACTTCCGCCTTCCATTGTTGATTTCAGTTCCTCAATCGCGATCTGCATCGCCGTTTTCTGCTTTTCCATTAATTTTCTAATTTAATCCAACCTAATTCTATTTGTTGTTCAACGCTATAACCCATCCACGGCAAAGCGTAACCTTTTGAGCGCAGATAGTCAAGTTTGAAATTATCTTCATAATCATCAGATAAATCTATTTTAGCCTGTGAAATACGAAATTCGTTTTCATCAACTCCTATAGAATTTAAATATTCAACAGCATCTTCATCAGTAATTTGAGAAAGTGGTTTTAATTTAGCATAAATACCATTAATGAATTCTGGTCTGAAAATTTCTAAACCTGAAACATTGAGTCCTAAACTGTCAAGAAATATATCTTGCCCCCAATATTGAGCAAAGAATTTTGCTTTGTCTTCTATACTTGCGTTTGTTTCCATGTGTTTTCTACTTTAGCTCCATACCAATCTTTTTTACCACCCTCTGGATAAATAGTTTTAAAACCTTTAGCTGTATCAAGTGTTTGAGGTTTCATAGTGTTTTCTAAATTACAATCTGTAGCTAATTTAGAAGGATAAAATAGAGTTCTTAATAATTTAAACATAATATTAGTTTTTAGTTGTTTATAATTTATAGCGATTCTAGAAGGATTCAAACCTTCAACCTATGTCTTAGAAGGACATGGCTCTATTCAGTTGAGCTATAGAATCTAAAGATATTTATTTATCTTTAATGTCAATATAGCCAATAATGACTCCTGTTCCAGTAAAAATACCTACTGTATAGATAATTTCAGCTTTACCAACTGGTTCCCAATTACAACTTACAGCTTTATAAATACATCTACACCATCCGAAAATTGCTACAATATAAAGTGCAATAATAACAATACTAATTTTTCCCATTTTATTTATTTTTAATTAATAGTGGTCCCACACAGGCTCGAACTGTGGACCCACAGATTATGAGTCTGTTGCTCTAACCAACTGAGCTATAGGACCTAACCGTTTAATATTCTTTTAATTTGTATTTAGCAAAATCTACAACTACATCATCCCAACATGCTAGGATTTTAGTTTTAGGACTTAAAGGTTCAAGTGTTAAATCTTCAAGAACTTCTACCCAATTTGTATTGATGTGTAGATTATAAAATTCAACTGCCCAACTAGCAATTAGATTATTAGTAACTGTGTAACCATAACCCTCTTCTTGTACTTTTTTATACAATTTCTTACAAATAGTATTTGAGATAATAGAAGAAATCATTGCAATTTCATGTACAGAAGTATCATTATCATACTCTTCCTCATCAATTTCTCTTATCTGATTGTAAAAGAACTTTACATCTTTTGTGACTTGAGCAATAAATGGATTAGCATTAGGTATAGAGAAACCAATTAACTTAAATCTCCACCATTTTTCACCATCATCTGAAAATTCATATTCTTCTCCTATAGTGTATTCTATGCCTTTTAGCGTGATTTTGGGTTTTTCTATTTTTTGTACCATTATTTTGTAATTTCTAGTTTATATGTTGAATAAAGAGTTTTGAAGATGCCTTCTTCATTCATTTCCTCAGTTACTATAGAAGTATTAAGTCTACCGCCAAAATTGTATCTTTCTCCCTTTACAGGTAAAGCTATTTTCTTAGCTTGATGTGTAACAGTATGTCCTTCATAGATTTGATTAGGATGTTCTCCATTAAAGAAATCATCCTTAAGTTTTACTAGTTTTGCTCTCATACTAGTACATTGAATTTCTCTGATGCTATTGTTTTAAGCTTATCTAAACTGTCTTTAGGATCTTCTTGAACCATTGTACTCATTACATCTAAAACAGCGCATAATCCAATGTATTGACCTGTTTTTATATTTTCTGGAATTTCTGTATAAAAATCATACCCCTCTTCAGATTTGTAAAGAGAATTCTCAAAAGCAAATTCAATTTTCATTAATTCTTCCTTAGTAAATCCTTTTTCTTTGTAGAGATTGTTTAATGCTTTATTTACTTTCTCTTCTTCTTTTGTTCCTACATAGATCAAACGGTTTTTTGAGTAACCTGCTAATTTTGCAGCTGCACTTGGAACAAAAGTATCATCTCCCCCAATTTGTCCGTCTTTAACAGTTGTAAAATGGTGATTCCAAGCACTAGTACCTAATAGCGTACCAACAGCACAGGCGTGACAATATCCATGAAATAATTTACCTTTATTATAAGCATCTAATAACTTATCTACTGCATTTAAATATGTTTCTTTTGTCATAATTTGTTTACTATTTTATTTAACATCTAGGAATACCTTCTTTAGGGTCATACCATCCATGAATACTACTCCATTTATAATCAGGATGAGGTTTATCTTCAGGTTCTTCTGGCAATTTAGTACTATGAATTTGATTTAAAGCAGTCTGATGTTTCTCATCTCCCATTTGAGGATCAATTTCATGTTTAAATACTAAATTTAAATGATTTTGAATCATTTGTACTTGATTATCAGTCATGGATACTCCTTGGTTATCAGCATTAGATACTTCAAAATATCCCTGCAACCAGTAACAAAAATTTACGCTTGTCATATTATTAACTTTAATTTATTTTCTATTAGCACCTTCAGCATTAAGCGCATTATTCTCATATGCTACTAACTTACTCTCTTAATCTGTAGGGTCACTAGTAGTAAGTGGAATTTTACCACCTCTTTTCAGCACTCCTTATAAAAGGACTTACTTGCTTTCTCATTGTAAGCTATTACTACTATTGCTGAGAACTCATTTGTGTTGTGCACCTCCATTCATAGTGTACATGCTCTAGGAGTTCCTTTCTCAAGGGAACAACACATGACAACTTTCATTGCCCATTCTTATTTATACTCGTGTCAATGTTTTCCGAGCTTACTTAGGGGCGCCAATCTACCAAGTAATTTATTAAATTATTTATTAAAACAATTCTGTTTTCAAAGACTCAAGATAATCAAGAGTTTCCTTAATATACTTCTCATGATCTTTAGCTCCTTTTAATGCATTTGCCGATTCCTCTGCGATTGCACGAGCATCAAGAATATTCTGTACATTGAAAGGTCTTGCACTTTTATAAACAAGAGTAGCTGAATCAGCATCTTTCTTTGCAATCTCTTGTCTTTTTACTTGACCTTGTGCTTCAAGTAATTGACTTTTAACTGAAAGAATACCTTGTTCAAGAATATTTTTTGCTTTCTCTGCTTCTAGTGGAAGCATTTCTGCATTAACTTCTTCTTTAGACTTTTGAATCAAATCAACATATTTTGTTGATGGTTGTGTTGTTGTTCTAGCTGTTGCCATATTAAATTGTGATATTAAATTTACTTACTTTTAAAGCAGATACTTTATCTACTACTTGTTTTTTCTTAGGAATTTCTACTCCTGGTATTGGTTTGATTTGAACTGTAACTTGGTTCATTGCATATTCTCTGACTGAAGGAATTGATATATTCTCTGGATCAGCTGAAGCCCATTTTGAGGGAATAAATTTACCCATTGGTGAATTACCTAAGAATGAATCATAATCAACAATAGGATAATGCATCATATTTTTAGGAGAATCACCTACATGTTTATATATTTCATTAAGATGATTTGACATTCCTAATACATCGAATCCATTATTCTTACTCTCTTTTTCTACTTTTTTAAAGTATTTGCTATAATCAGTTCCTAAAGTTTTACCTATTGCTACTTTAACTTTAGATTCTAATGTTACTATAACTCTGTAAATTTCATGTTCTTCTATATCTATAATTTTAAATGGTTTATTTAATTCTAAACCTCTTGTACCTGAAGAAACTATTAATCCTCCACTATCATTAAACTCTAAATAATCTCCTACTTTTACATCTTTAGCATCAATATTAGACTTAGATTCTATTGGTGCAGATACTTTTACAAAATGATCACATCCTGAGCTCCAAGTCCAATCCTCTTTGTCATCTTTAAATTGTACTACTTGCCCATTAGCTTTATATACTGCTTCTCTCACAGAAGTTATTTGAACTATTTTACCAATATACTTATCCATATCTCGATGCCAGTTCTTATTTGACTTAGTAATCTTAACCCAATCTCCAACTTTAAATTCTTCAGGATCAGTTTTAGGAATTTCTACATCAAACTCTTTACACCATTCTTCGAAAGAATAGATTTTAGAAATGTATCTTTCAAAATAGCCTCGCGAACCATATTGAGCAACTATAAGATCTATACAAGTTTTATCTTTATGAGCAGTCTTCAGACTTATATTTTTGCCCCATTTGTATCCTAATTTTTCTGTTACAATATCCCACTGTTCTTGAGTTTCACAATGAACTACTTCATACTGGTAATTACTTTTAGCTTTCTTTAAAGCTTCTTCTCTAGGAATAAACTTATTAGCTTTAATGCAAGCATTTAACCATTGTTTTTCTTCCTTTGAAGCTTCTATTACAGTAAATACTAGAGTTTTACTTGAACAACAAGATCCTTTTCTAGTATAGAGTCCAGATTCTACATTGATAAAATTAACACTGTTATCTCTTGATCCTTTTCCTAGTACAAAATGCTCTGTAGCCTCAACTATTATTCCTTTTTCATTTCCTTCAAAAGTAATTTTATAAATTGTTCCAGGAACAATGGTATTAATTTTATTTTCTAAAGTACTAGTATCAAAAGGTTCACCTAATCTATTATACTCAAAAGCTTCTTCAACTGTAGCATATCTCCATTTAATTCTTCCTTTATTGTCAAATTGACAGTCTGACCAGCCATTCTCCAATCCAGTATCATCTTTATCTACTTGTAAATAGTAGTTTTCTCTGCTCTTTGAGTTACTTTTGTAACAAAAGTTTAATGAGAATGAACTATTATCAAGATCAATATTAGCTTCAGTTAATACTATATAATCTCCATTTTTAAACATAATTACCTCTTTAAGATTTCAATATATGTACCTCCTTCAGCTTTACCAATTTTTACTTCATAATCAGCATGTACATAAAATGCCCTAAGATTAAGTTCCGGTCTTTCAGAAGGCGTAGCCGAATCTAATATTTGAAAAGTTAACTTATTTCCAAATATTTTTTTACTAAGTTCATCTAAATCATTTTTTAATGCCTTTTTAAAGGCATTTTTATCTTTAACAGGTCTTGTTAAGAATAGTTCTAGTACTTTAGTCTGAGGAGTATCTGCTGCATGAAACATTTCTTCTGTCTGGTCATTAGTAAAGGTAACTACATCTGAAAATGGATCTTCTCTAGCAATATTTTCTAGTTTAGTTTTCCAACTTGCGCAAGCTACTCTCCAGATTTCTTTTAATTGTAATTTAGTAATTGTTTGAGTTGTTTCATTATTATTCATAATATTTTCTTTTAATACATATTTCTTAAATTGTTCGAGGGTAATTTTTACATAGTCTCCAGGTTTTTGACTGTGGTGGCATGTGTGTTTATTTGCTAGATGTTTCCATTTATTTACAAATGGAAAGCAGAATAAGTAATCTGGGTCAGATAGTTTGGAATAGTCATAACAGTCTTGTTTATTTTCATTGAACCACATCCTAACTATTCCGTCTCTGTCTCCTGGCACACACCATCTCTCAGGAAGTATAAATTCTTCTTTATCTTCTAAAGCTTCAATGAATTCATCTATGGTTAATCTAGTACATTCCGCAGGAGGCGCATAACAACAAAAAGTTCCATTATTATATTTATGTCCATAAAAATAACCTGTAATATTACCTTTCCAAGCACCATGATTAATACTGTTTAAGTAATCAATTACTTTTTTAAATTTTTCACTATCAGGTGAATAATCAGGGCATTTTACGGTCCAATATTTTGGTAATTTATTTTGTTTCATGATAATATTTTTATGATTTTAAAAAGTAAAATAATGACCAACAGATTATTGTTAATTTTGACCAAAATAAGATCTCATCACTTAATTTTCTTATATCTGGTTGTATCTTACAAATCAATGATAGATATTTATTTAATAATCCTAGAATAGATAGCAATGCCGCAGCAAAGACAATTGTTTCAAATATTTTCATGTTCAATGATTTAAAAAGTAAAAGATTATCCAAAAGGTAGCAGATAACCATAATATTCTAGCTTCACCAGTAGTATTTGGTTTGTTTGTAACCCAGGTATTAATTACCGTAACAACACTATAAATAGATGTTAGAAATGCTAATGCAAATATTAATGTGTTCATATATTTTAATTTTAAATTATTTAAAAATTTATTAATAAATATTAAACAAGTACTGAATCACTCTACTTAGTTAATTTGTAATTAAGTTTCAAGTTCACAGATTTTCAGCTAATAATATAAAAAACTCTACTCCTCAGCAATTAGCCTCCGGGACATTACATATATTAGTGCTTTCTCGCTACGACTATGACGGTTTGTTTAATATTTATTATAATAAAGAACTAATCCCAATATCTCTCAACTTATACAAGTTCTATTGAGGTTGTTTAATACTAAGTATATAGACTAATTCTCTCATTATAAACTTTTAATTATAATACTTAACTCTATTGCAAACTAATGCAGCTAGGTATTGTTGACAGAGAATCTGCTCTTCTCTGAGCTTTTCTCTTTTTGTTTTAACATCTTTCATATCATTTAGATTTAGTTAGTCTCTATCATATTCACAGTTTGAACAATACCCTCCTGAAAATGTATAATCTCCACATTTAGGACATTCGCAAGTATCAAAGTCAGGATCTCCTAGCCTATAAAATTTAATAATTTTTGTCATATCTATTTCTTTTTAGGTACTAGATAATATTTAATTAGATAATCTAGGAAATTAGCTTCATCTGAAAAACCTTCTGGTACTTCATTTGAGGCATAGTATTCTTGTAGAATATCATCCCAACTCTCTCTTACTTTCTTAATTGTGATAGTGTTGTCTGAAGCTACTTTGACTTTAGTATGTTGATTGAGATTATATTCTTCATCAGAAAAAACATCTTTTACTTTTTGATCTAAAATCCAAATTTCATCTAAATCATAATTTTCTGATGATTCAATTCTTGTAGCAACTTGAATTTCAATCAACACCTCTTCGATCTTTCCTTGTTCTTCAACGTACTTCTGAATAAAAGCATCTGATGGTCTTGATAATGGCTCATTCCAAGCTGCTGGCCCACTTTCTTTATACATTGTTAAAGAAGAGTCAGTCGTTGCAATGATTTTCTTAGCTTCTTTATTTCCTTCTACTAAATCGGAGTTATGTTTAGTTTTTTGGAGTATATAATCAACCCCGTCAAAGTACCAATCACCTACTTTAATCTCTTCATCTGAAAGGAAGTAGAGATACTGAGGCGTAAAATTTCCTTCTCCTGCTATAGGATGAATATACGGTCTACTATTGGTCACATTAAACCAAATATGCCCTCCGTCTTGTACTGCGTGTTCAGTAGGCAACATCACTACCTTGCTTTTCATGTAGAATTTCCCATCTACTCTTTGGATTAAATCTGATTTCATAAATTTGGATTTAAATTGTTAGTATTTTATTCTTCTATCATTTTTGAACCTGCTACGCAAATAATAAGAGTAATTGCTGATGTAGCAAGTACTCTTAACCATAAACTTGGATTTTCTGTCCAAATTAAAGTGAAAATAGATATGATTATACAAGCAAATGCACTTAAACCTATACGCATAAATAATATTTCTAATCTTTTCATGTTTAATCAATTTTACGATAAATGCTTCCTTCTATTTGTTGATATTGAGCTGCTGGTTCTTTAGGTTTTGAAAACCTTTCTCCTATAAAAACTATACTTATCATAATAAATAAAGCTGTTAAGAATAGACAAGGAATAACAATCAACGGTTTCAAGTATTCTTTTATATCAGTGCTTACGATATAATTTGCCATTAAGGAGCCTTGTACAACACAAAATATTCCTGCTAATATAAATATTGTAAGTATCATACTAATTCAAGTGTTTGTGATTGGTTAATAATACTTGTTAGCTCTGTAATATCAACAGTTTCTAAATAAGCTTCAGGAACCTTAATTTCAAACTTTAGTTCGGGAAGACCAAGACGTTGTTGTGGAGTTTTAAAATATGAATCAAATAGTCTAATAAAGTTTTTTGCTTCAATTGGAAGGTAGGCAATAAACCTAATGTCACCTTCTAAATAAATTCGATGCCCTACAATAGCTTTTGGAAAAATTTCTCGTACAGCCAACGCAATAGCACAGTTTTCACCTACATTATCATCCTTGACTCCACACATCATACTTTTACGAAGTGTTTCTTTTGTCACTTTAATTTTTAGTTTCATAGCTTAATGTTTAAATGATTTTCTTTTAAATTTAATTCTACCAGAAAGATATTTTACCTCATAAATAATTATTGTCTTTTTATAGATAACCCGATGATGATCATCACATTCTAAAAAGGTTTCTCTAATAACTTCTTTCATTTCTTGAATATCCCAATAACCATCAAGATACTTTGTTAAAAGAATTGCTCCGATTGTTAAGATTATAAGTATTACTATAAGTGTCATAATTATTTAATATTAGTTAGTGGGTATGCATTTAAAATAGATGATGTGCAAACTCTTGCAGGATCACTTGGTAAATGTCGAGAATCACTTCTAAACCCACCTCCTTTTATTTCACCCTTTTCACTTGCTGCCTTTAATGCTGATTGCACATGATGTTTTGTAAAGGCTACAATTTTATCTGTAAATAAATGAGCATAATAAGGATCTAAACCTTCAAAAATGTCATTCAATGTTTTAGTATTCTCCATAGTTTTATTATTTAAGTTATTTGTGAGGGAGACAGGATTCGAACCTGTGACCATAACCCTGCCCTTACGGGTGATCCTCTTTCGTAGGTTTTATACCAAAGCTCTACCACTGAGCTACATTACATATCCACCTATTTCTTATTCAGCAACAGCAGCAGTAGGCGCTGGGATATTTGTTACACTAACTTTAGTAGCTCCTGCTCTAGCAACCATGATATCTTTAGCAATGTCTTGAATACCTCTACTTTCATAGATTTTCATTGCTGTAGAAATATCAATAGCCTGGCGTGTTTGCTCATCTAAGTCAAATGTAAGAGTGATAAAGTTTAATTGAACTCCTAGTTTACCTAAGACTTCATTAGCTTTCTCATGTAATTCATCCTCAAGCTTACTTTGGTCAATCTCAACAATATCTTCAAGAATAAACATTTCTTTACTAATGTCTTTGATTCTTTTGTCAATTACCATATTTTCAGCACCTTCAAATGCACTGTCGTCAGGTTCATCTCCATCAGAATTAGCTTTACCAAGATACTTAGCTTGTTTAATAAAGAGGAGAGGATCTGTGATTGTGTAATCATAGTCAATTTCAACTGATGCTCTTACTCTACCTTTCAAGTTAGTAATAAAGTTAGCGGCTCCCTGCATTGGATAATTAGGGATAATTACTTTCATAAAGCAATAATTACCTACACCTTTAGGAACACTTTCTCCAGCACTGATCTTTTCCCAAGTAACGCCACAGTCAGTAGATACAACTACTTGTTGATTTGATTTGGCATGTTGACATGATGCTGTGACTAACATCAAGCCTGTTACTACAAAAATATAGTGTTTACAGAATTGAAACAATAGTGCTATTGCTAGCATGATACCTAGAGTTACAAAAGCTACTGAAACAAAACCAGCATGTTCAAACCAATTAGTTTGAAATAGTTTAAATACTCCAAATCCAAGGAGTGTTGTAATAAATAGTACTGTGATAATGATTACTTTCTTCATATTTGTTTTTATTGTTTAATTATTATTTATAAATCTTAATGTTATAATGTAAATATATTACCATTACTGCTTAATGATCCAAACTTATTATCAGTTACTACTGATCCATTACTGAATATAGTGTCACAGATAGAAAGTTTTAAAGTGCCAGCATTAATAATATCTTCATTATTATGAATATGCCCTGATAAAAATAGTTTAGGGTTAATTCTATTCAATACATGATTTCTTAATGATTTGCATCCACAGTATTCTAATTCACCATTCACAGCATAAGATAAATCTAAAATGCCTTTTGGTGGTCCATGTACTACTAATACATCAACTTTAGGTATTTGTGCCCATACAGCATCTAACTTGTGTCTAGCTTTCATAAAGGCCCAGTCTCCATAATTAGGTGTTATTGGACTACCATAAATTTTAATATTGTCAATTATAATCATTTCACTTTCTAGATAAGTAATTCCTACAGATTCAAAATTGTCTTTAGTGATGAGACCTTTTTCAATTGATGTATCATGATTACCAGCAACATATATTTTATGTTTAATAGGTAATTTTGAGTACCAAGTAATAAAATCTCTTACTTCTCCTTCATTTCTATAAGGATCTCTGTAATTACTACAATCTCCTGAATGAATAACTATGTCAATATTATCAGGTACTTTCAGTAAGTTGTGATAACTATGTGTATCACTTATGTGCCATATATTCATATTTTATTTTCTAATCTTTTAATTGTTTTCTCAATTAGCGCTATTCTTTTTGCTTTACCTGTTACAGTTGCGCCTGATTCAAGCCAAAAATAATCATTTTTAAGAAACAGTCCTTTTAAACCTAATGATCTCTTAAGTACCTTTAATATTTTTTTAAGCTCTTCATCAAGCTTTAATTTGTGAGTAAAATACCAACAAAATCCTATACATGTAAAATTATTTGTTTCTTCTTTCCAATCTTCTAGTGCTTCGTGAAGTATTTGTAATTTTCTTTCTTTAGTCATATTCAAATTTATTTAAATAACTTGTTATCCTTTTCCAAAGAGTATTTGACTCTAAGTCAGATATAATTTGTTTTAATATTTCAACTCTAATTGCCCTACCCTCGTTAGTATAACCATAAGATGGAAACCAATATGCTGCATAAGTTATTGTTCGGTATTTTTTTATTTCTTCTCTTATTAACCAATTTTCTTCTGCGCTAATAATACCTCTCTCTACTAACCAAGCTATATAATGACAAAATCCTTGTCCAGTAAAAGTTTTTTTGGCATGCTCCCACGGTTTAGACCAGTCTTCTAACATTAATTTGAATATCTGTAGTTTTCTTTTTCTTGTCATAGCTAATTTTTATTTCTCGTTTCAGATCTCCAACCCAATATTGCAATAGTAACTAAAAAAGTTATAAATATATATATGCCTCTTGTTGGCTGTCCCCAGTGTTTAGCATTCATATATCCAAGTATAAATGAAAAAGCTAGGTAAAATAATATTAGTATTCCAATGGCTATCATTATTTCATTTTTATATTTTTTCATATTGTTTGTTTTATTAATCTCAATGGTTTTTACATTGGTAGTTATCGACTTATATTATTAGTACTACTTTATACAATAAGTCCCTATAGCCTTGTTCTATTACTTAGTACTCTAATAGAAACCCATTACCTCACTACCAATGCCATCAAATCTATTTATACTAAGTGTTTCTTATTACTCACAAAACTACATTTGGATGTAGACTCTTTTCTATGACTATTATAATAAGAACCCCTCCAGGTTGCTACTATTTAATTTCTTCCACGCAGCTTCAATGAAAATTTAATGTGGCTTTTGTATTTCTACAGTATAAATTGTCTCTTTGGAAGACTAGAGATTGATTGTTATTAACTACAATATTCATCAATTATTTTTTTGCAATAATTTGTTCCCATTCTGTTTAAACCTCCCTCCTCCCAAAAGGTTGAATTATCATGTAGATCTTGAACTCTCCCCAGAAACTCTAAACTTAATTCTTGTATTTCTTTAGACAATGCGGTAGGGTAGTTTTTAATTAAATCATCTACTCCTCCTTCACATTCTACTATTTCTTTATACTGAGGATGGTTTTCATCTATGTCCAATCCAATAGCGCATTTTCTACCATCTTTTGTCCTATAAACACATAATTCTCCTTGTACAGCTCTTCTTTTTAAATCTTCTGAATAGTAAGCCACTTTAGAATCCAAGTATGCTTTTCTTCTCTCTTGTATTGTCATATTATTATTTTTGAAATCCTATTTTAGATTTGACAGTTCTTTCACTTCTGCCAACATCCATTAGCTTATCTAAGACTATTTCTTTTATTTCATCTATAGTTTTACCAATTGAAGCTTCCACTAAATCCTTTGTTTCTATTTTTAATCCAGCTTTTTCTACAAGACTTTGTATCAATTCTTCTATTAATTTTGGATCTTCTAAATGGGTTACTTCAAAACAGTATTTTATTCTACTTGGTCTTTCTGTAATAGCTTTTGGAACCATATTAAAATGATTTGTTGTAGCCATGAATATACAGTTATCAATTGATAAATGTCCATCCATTATTGTTTTAAATAATTCAGTCCAATCATTATTTGATTTAAAAAATTCATCAAACTCATCTAGATATATTACTATAGTATTAGATTGTACTTTCCTTATATTTCTTATTATTTCCCATAGTTTTTCTATTAAAACTTTTCCTGAGAAATAAATAACAATACAATCATTTTCCTCTATTAGTTTCTTTTGGTAGTATTGTAATATTGATGTTTTAGATGTACCTGGTTTACCATATAAACAAATACCAACTTTATTTTTAAAGTTCATATCTTTTATTTGCTTTCTAATTTGCTCATCAAAGAATTTCTCTAGAATGTTTTCTATTGCTTCTATGAAATAGTATTTTATTAAGTTGTGAGTAGCATCTAATTTTTCTGCTGTTAATACAATATCGGGATTTGGACCATACGGATTATTTACAGTTAATGAATATAATCCAGGATCTAAACTACTATTTGTTTTCACTACTTTCAAAGGAGAGAAATTAATTCTTCCGTTTTCTAGATATGTAAAAGATTTTAAATCAGTTGTATTTTGTTCCATATTTATTTTTTATCAAATACTCCTAATACATACAGTATTAATAGCATCATTAGTATTGTACTCATATTATTGAATTTAGTAATGTTATATACTAATTATTATTGTTTTCATGTAGTTCAATTAGATAGTCTAGGAATTTGATTCTGCTGGTTTGTTCTTCTCCTTCCCACCATGAATAGCCATCAATATAGCCTTGTGGTGCAATATGTCTGGCTTCCTCTTTTCGACGCTGAAAGTCAGAGTCAAGTTTATTGTATTCTGAATCTGTGATTATCTCCCCCCAGTTTAGAGCGTTGATACAATTGCAGATAAAGCCTTCGTTATCATCCTTAAAGGATTTTTCTAATCTTTCCTTTACTAACTTGTATAGTTCGGATAGTTTTCTTGGTTTCATACATATTGTTTTAATGTTTTTTACCTATACCTAAAGCCATACCTATATAACAAACAATCATTGCTATTATAAATATGTAACTTACAATTTCTACAAAATTCATAATTCTAGTATTTAATAACCTAGTAAATATGCTATTCCATACACTATAATAGCAGCAATTGCAGTACTTATTAATAGGTTATTTGATGATTCTTTTTCTTCTTTATGAATATATCTTCTAGTTTCTTTCTCAGTTGGTGGTTTATAGTAAGTTCTTAATGGATCTTTTAATACTACACCTTTGCGAGATTCTATCCAGGTCTTTCTGTATTCATCATTTGCTAGTTGTTTAAGTCTATCTTTATCCATTTTTATGTGTATTATACCATTCAAGGAATTCTACTAGAGCTTCGTAAACAGCTTGAATTTTACTTTCATTTCTAATAAAAATTGTTTTGTTTAGTTCTTTTTTATAAAGAGGATACTTTTCATAAGTTATTTCAACTGAATGTTCTTTTGATAACATAGACTTACTTATGTATACATTTATACAGGGTAAGCTTTCAATCTTTTCTAGTACAGGCATAAGCCAGTCCCATGAAGTATCAAACTGCAAATTATAAGCATAATCTGTAAATAGGTCTTCTTTGCTTATAGAACTATTGTACTCTCCATCCAAATAACTATATCCATAATGGCATGGATTTTCTCTATACAGCTTGGTTGGATTTAGTATCCATACACTACAACTTTCAAAGTGAGAATGCGAACCCCATTGTTCTTCACTGTACTTACTACTTTTGAAGTATTCCCAACCTATGAATTTACTGATAAGAGTGTCATTTTTTTCTGTATTCATATGTAACGTCTATTTTTCTTGAAGAATATTTCCCATATATCTTTACGAATAAATTTAATCTTAATTTTACGGATTGCTTTTTTAGTAGCTAATTTACTTGCCAATATTGAGTTTTCTTCATCTGAGTCATGTTTAACAACAGTTCCTATTGAGATAAGACATCCATTTTCATATATAATACATTGAGTAGTTGTAGGCCATGATTTACCAAAACCTTTGTATTTCCTCATTGGTCTAGATGTAATGTATTCTAACCTATAGTTTAAACTGTTATCTTTAGTGCTATATAGTATTTGCATAATTTCTTATTTTAAATATTTACCAGCTTATAGTTATGAACATATTACCTACTGTTCCAAAGCAATTAAATGCGTCGCATTCAACTTTATAACCTTTGTCTTTGTAGTATATTTGTGATACTTGTTTACAATGTTTCCAGTTTAATGTTACTGAATTTAATTTCTTATCTTTTGCGGATTGAATTAATATGTCAATTCCTTTTATTTGTTCTTGATCTAACTCATGTTTAAAATCAAGTACTTTGTGAGATGGTATTGATATTCTCATAATATTATTTATTTAGTGTTTTTAGTTGGTATCTCATTACTTTAAATTCTCTGTACCTAATAGATTTTAGACTATCTATATATCTAAAGTTTCCAGTATCGTATTTATTGATGTTTCTGTATCTTGATTTTAATACATAAACAGAGTCTTGATAGAATACTTTTTGATATATTTTTTCTCTGTCTTTATCACTATCAGTTTTTAAATTAGTAAAGAAACATGTGACTATTAAACCTATTACAATCATGGCTATTAGACATCCTGACTCACTTCTAAATTCTTGTTTTGGTTTGTCCATAATATATAATATTGTTATTAGTATTATTATTGTTATGTATTTATAGCTTTCCATTATTATTTGGATTGATTAAATTGTTTATATCATCATCCATATATATTTTAGATGCTGTTTCATTAATATAATCAACTGAACCAATTATAATACCTTCTACTTCTTCTCCTGGTTCTTGTTTTTTTAATATTAGATTCCATCCTAAATCTTGAGTAGCTAATATAATTAGAATTAAAGGATGAACTTTTTCTTCATCCGAATTGAATTTAAGTGCTTCATAATTTATTAAAGTACTAGTAAGTAGTTTCTTTAATGCTTGTTCAGGAGTGATTTTACTTGTTATGTAATTGTATAATTCTTCTGCATTCATAATCTTTAATTTAGTGATAATATTAATATCAATTTTGATGTGTGGAAAGTCAAAAAAGGGTTGAAAGTAGGGGTTTGAGATGGTGTTGGGTAGTAACTCTCTTACAATCATCTACTTAACTCTCACATTTACTATGCAAAGCATAACAATTTTACTAATCTTTTAAAATAATAGAGTGTGCTTAGCTTCTGACGCTGTTATACACCACATTTTCCTCTCTATTACCACCTGTACTTGCGTCAAGACACTTCTGTCTGTTTGACTCCAACTATAACTCAGGGTTAGTATTATAAATTAAACTAGGACTACTCCTAAACACTAATCGTAGGCTACCTCTAAGAGGGAACTAGTTTAATTTAATATTTTAAAAACAACTACAATTATTTAATAATATATAGGTTTTCACCATTATTAAAATAATCGTAGTTATTTAAGTGTCTACAATTACTGGTACGCATAGGACCGCCAGATTTACATTATAGATAAATATTTTAAAAACAACTATCTGTCACATTTCCAGTGTGAATATATAATAATATGCAACTTTATACGACTCACGTAGTGTCCACATAAAATATACATCTCTACAATAAACAAACAGCTAACTGGATTAGCTTATAATAAACACGATATTATCCTCGTTAGTTTCACACCATTTATTACTGTTTATCTTCAAGCAGATAGTTGTCAATTCTTTTAATAATAACAGACTTTAACTGTTTGTAATATCTCTTCTGGAAATTCTATTAGAATTAAGTACAGTTCAATTTTTATACAAGCTATGAATTTCACATATATTTTTATTAGATATTTAGGCTCACTATTCAAACTTCAACATTACTAATGCTACCTGCTATTAATAACTCAATTCTTTCGTGGCTAATATTATCATCGATATGATAATACTTACTCGTTTATATCTAATATTTCCCCTCCATACTCAATTATAATGAGTGTTTCCATCACTCTAGGTTTCACCTCAACAGAATCTCTTCTTATCTCAGCTATTACAACTGCTATCCCTTGGGAGTTGATTACTATCACATTCAACTAGTAGCCTCTCATATTTATATAACATGGTTATGCTTTCATCGGTGGTTTTTAGTAGTCAAGTGGTTTTACATCTTATAGGTTAGCCAAGCTTTTGTCAAGCTGATAAACACAGTGCAGAAGTCTCTATATCCACGATAGAATGGTATGTTAAAGAGAAGGCTTTGAACCACTAGAGACTTATAACAACTATAATTTTCAAATTGCTGTCTTAATCTAGTATCCTTCCATAGGTGCATTATAATACAAAGGCATCTCACCTCTTTCACTTTGTAACTAGTGTTACATCAGAGGTATGTATTACTCTGTACCAGACTTTTAACCGAATGTAGTGTGGCTGTTTTCTAACTAGCTTAAACATTGCTATCAGCGGCAATTATCTTAAAAATACTATTGTGGCCTCGTTACAAATCAACTTAGCATACAATGTAGGTGTACCCTCAATAGTATTAATATAAAAGGAATAGTAGATAATAAATGATAAGTTAGCTTTACTTATCCTATAGACTGCTGCCATAGTTTACTTCTACTATTCCAATTCATGAGTAAGTCTCCGCGAGTCTAAGTGGTAGTGACACAAAGACATCTAATACAGTATTAATATAGTTCCGGGAGAAACTACATCACTATATTACCTCAATAAAGCTTCATCCCAGTCTTATGTGGTCAGTTTTATTTAAAAGGAGCAGAGACTTACTTAATAGTTTTGGTATGAAACACACTTTCTATACCTAATATTTTAGAAAGAGAATCACCCTTCCTCAGGGTGAAACTCTAATGTTATTTACATGTTTTCATTGAATACAAACTCCCTTGTAGTCAATACTCCATCAGCTAACACCAACATGGTATTAACGTTTAGATGTAGATTTAATTACTCTGTTAGCAAAGATTGCAGACTTCTTAAGTCTTTTCAACAATGCTTTCTCTTCTGATGTTTTGGTAAATGCTGACATAATGATTGGATTTAAAGGGTTTAAATTATCTTACTAAGCCAAGTACATTGAGTACAATAGCAATAATAACTGGAACAGCTAATACAGCTCCTACAGTGAGATTAATAACACTAGGTTTCATATATGGATTGATTGATTACAAAGAATAAGAGAGAGCCATTACAGCCCTCTCTAAATGATATTATGCAGCGTCAGTACCGTCTTCAACAGTAACAACAGCAGGTGTACCCAGTACAACCTTACCTTCACCAAGTGCAGTACGCAGCTCCAAATACTCTCGGATGCCTACCTCACTGATAATCTTTACTTGTACATTGTCAGGATACTCAGGATTCACATGATTCTCACAAGCATAGAGCTTGTTAGGCTGTAACCCTTCACGTTGGAACATAGTTCCATTCATGATAGTACCTGAGGCTCTTCCAGCCAATACCTCACCAATCATTGGGAAGTTGCCATTTTTGTCTGCGGTGAATGGTGCACCAGTTGTGGATTGAAATTTAGCTACGAACATAACTTTGGGATTTTAAATGATTACTTTGTTTATATATTTGCTAGGGGGACATTTCCCCGCCAAATTCGAGTAGGGGTGAAGTTTGGAGTTACTCATCACACACAGTTATAAAAATCCAAAAATAAAATGCCAGAAAATAATATTAAAACATAATCAATTCTAAATTAATTGTTTACCTTTGAATAAAATACAAAAGATGAAGATAACAAGAGAAGGAATTAAGTTTGAGAACACATTCATTATCAATTTTGATAATAAACCTACAGGAATTGAAATCATGAAAGATTCTTTACCTATGACAATTGAGGGTGGAGTATTTCTAGGAATGCCTATGAGAAAAGGATTTTTTGGTAAAATAAAAATGTGTTATAAGTTTTATACATATATTAAATATTTTGAATAATGAATGAAGAAGTAACAGACGAACCATTAGATTATGTAGCTAATCTAGAAGTTCCTAAGAAAGAAGAAGAAACCAAAGTGAGAAATGTATATTCTAGGAAAGACTTTTTGAATTTACCTTTCCATGACTCAGACGCATCTATTTTTACATGTATTAAAGAGAACTCAGACAATTCTGAAACACCTATTTGGTATGGTATAGACTGTAAGATTAAAGATTGTACTCACTTAATAACATTATCCTTTGGAATTAGAGATGACGAGATGTATAAAAATTCTCTTTATAAGTTAGATACAATGATTCAACACTTAATAGAATTTAAAGATGCTTTAATAAAAGAAAAAGCACATTATGAGACAAATCTTAAATTAAAGAAATAATGGAAAAAAGATATTACACACCAACTGTAGAAGAAATTTATAGCGATATAGAATTACATTATTATGATGGTAAAACTAGGGATGGTTTTTTTATAAATCCTTATGTTTATAGAGATAATCTGCAAATAATAGATATCTGTAAAGAGTTTAAATCAGAAAAATTTAGAGTCAAATACTTAGATAAAGATGATATTGAAGAAGTATTAGATGTTAAACAATTAAAGGGAGATTCAATAGAATTAAACTTTCAACTACCAATAAATGATTATTTATTTTATGAATTTGATTATGATATGGAAACTATGCAACTTAGTGTAGAAAGATTCTATCAAACTAAATTAGTAGCAAAAGATACAGGAGAATATGTTTCACATACTATATTTCAAGGAGTAATTAAAAATAAATCTGAATTAAAAAAACTAATGAAACAGTTGCAGATTAATTAATTTTAGTTATATTTGCTACAAGATTAAGGAATAAGAACCATCTATCACTGTTGCCCCAACACATCAGATGAGTACGTTAGATAGTAGGCCAGCTAATTCTAACTTCTCTAAGGCTAGAGAAACAATAAGCCAGACTATTGACATAGTTTTTATCCTCTAGATGAAATATTCTAGAGGATTTTTTTGTTTATATGAATATTAATACTTACATTTGTTAGAACAATTTCTGTGACAAGAAATAAAGATAAAGTCCTTAGAAATAAGGTATCATTGTATTTAAAATGATAGAACTTGCATAGCCTAATAAAGATGGATGATGCTTGGATCAGGTAAATACTGTTATTAAGTTAACAGCTAAACAAAAACAATAGAAAGAATGAGTTAGATGGTTCAATTGTTCTGTTGCACAAGCAGCAGTTTTTACTGGGGATTCGATGATTACCAAAAACACATGGAGGAGAGGAGGTAATCAAGTTATATCCTTAAGTTATCTTTATCTTCTTTCAAACTACAAATAAATATTTGATCATATATTATTTGCAAATAGTGTCTTATAGTTTTTACTATAGGATTTTTATTTGTCTTATTTTTAAAATTAAATTATAATTTTATAGTTAGTTATTAAAATATTTATATCTTTGTGAAATGGAAGATAAAATTAAGACAAATAAAAAGTATTCTAGAGAAGAAATAGAAGATGTAGCTAATAATTTATTAGATAAAGTTTATGCGGATAAAGAATTTCAAGAATTAGATAAGAAATCAAGAAGAGATTTTATATTATCTGGTACATGTGATATTTCATTAACTGAATTAGAAAATATTGCTAAAAAAGTATTAAAAGATGAATAAGACTTATACAATAAAGAAAGATATAAGAACCTTCTACAGAGCTTATATAGAGCTGATGAGACCATTCTTAAAGGGAATGAGAAAAAGAGAAGCTGATGTATTTAGTGAATTATTATATCAAAACTATGTAAAACAAGATATTAAGAATTCAGAGGATAGGTTTAAAGTAATATTCAATTCCGATAATAGGAAAATGATGGAAACTAATCTTAATGTTAGTACAGATGTATTTGCAGTTACTTTAAGTTCATTAAAGAAAAAAGGATTAGTAGAATATAATAATACTATTAAGGAGTTATTTCTTATTGTACCTATAGATAATCAATTCTCTGTAAGTTTTAATTTTGAAATTCAAGTTGATAATGGATGATGAAGACTACGAAGAAGATTATGATGTTTCAGATGAAATAGATCTAGATCTAGACATGACTAATGAAGAAGCTAAGAGGATTGCATTAAAAGATATTAAAAATGATAGAAGATACAGTAATAGTAGAAACAATACAACTCCTGGAAAAGCATCTTAAAGCTGTATCTTTATTAGAAGTCTTCTGTGAAAAAACAAATAGCCAATATGATATTAGTATAGTTATGGGAGAATCATATAGTACAATGACAATACAATGCAGAAAGAAACAATAAACTTAATAAAGATAACGGCACATAAATATGGATTAGAAGAAGATATAGTTAAAGCTATATTTAATTCTCAATTTGAATGTGCTAGAACTAATATTGTTTCTTATTCTCCTGAGAAACCAGAAGAATATAAAAATGTAAGATTTAGAAAACTTGGATTATTAGCTACTAGTCCAGAAAAAGTCAAAACAATTAGAGAATATATAAGTAAACATAAAAATAAGAAGGATGAGTGAAGTAACAATTACAGAGAGTATTCCTAAAGCACTAGGAAGTTATATTCTGATAGAGAATCCATTTAAAAATCTATCAGCTGAATTCCTAGAAGAACTTGAGAAGCTACCACCAAATATTAGACAAGAACATGCGAACACTAAAAGAGAAGAGATGTGGGGTAATGTTAAAGTCATTAGCGCTGGACCAAGTGCCGTAGGTATTAAGGAAGGAGACTATGTTATTATTAACGGTATAGAAGTAGGCATTAATCCTATAACTGCAGTAGGCGATAAGTATTTAGTAATTAGATCATCTTCTTGTATTGCAGTATGGTAAGAGGAACTTGTAAAATATTTGAGGGACAGGAAGTAATCAATGCTCTAAAAGAAGGTAGTCGTAAAACTGCATCAGCAGTAGGCACAACTTTTGGGCCTTATGGAAAGAATGTAGGTATCACATATACCTATAATCTTCCCCATATTACTAAAGACGGTGTTACTGTAGCTAATAATATTAACCTGGAGTGCCCTATGGAAAATGTCTCAGCACAAATTATGAGACATGCTGCTAGAAAGACTGCTGACGTAGCTGGCGATGGAACTACTTCTACTATTATTCTTACTAATCAGTTAGTACAAAGATATTTTGATTTAATCGTACAAGGACATAATCCTTTTTGGTTAAAGAGACATGTAGAAGAAGAATCAGAAAGAATTATTGCTGAAATCATTGCTTCTTCTAAAGTTGTAGAAAATAGTGAGGATATTTTAAATATTGCTTTAGTAGCTTCTAATGGAGATAAAGAATTATCTGAACTAGTTACAAATGCTTTTGATAAAATTGGTAAAGATGGTATTGTTACTCTTATAGAAAGTAGAAGTTACAATACTACAATTGATGTAGTAGATGGTATTAAATTGGACAGAGGACATATAGATCCTGCACTTAATGTTACTAATGATAAAGTAATTCATTTGCAACCAAGAATCTTAGTAACTGACTTTGATTTAACTACAGTTGAAGATGCATTACATTTAATTAATATGCAAGAAGCTTCTGAGAAGCCACTTATAGTGATTTGTAATGATATTCACAGAGGTGCACTAGAAGCTTTAGTTTATAATAAGACAAAAAGAGGTTCTCTTATTGAAGTTATTAGAGCTCCATTTATCTCTGAAGCTAGAAGAGAAGCTATTCAGGATTTAGCTATTGCTACTGGAGCCACTGCTATTATTAAAGATGGAGGATGGAGTTTAAAAACTATTTCTCTTAGTAATCTAGGATCTGCTGAGTCAGTAGAAATTACTAGTAAAGAAACTAATATTATTGGTAGACTAGGTAAACCTGAAGCTATTGCTAAGAGAGTAGAATATTATAATACTAAGATTGAAGAAGATATAGATGGATTAGCAGATAACTATAGAAAGAGATTAGCTTTACTTACAGCAGGTGCAGCAGTTATCTACATAGGAGGAACTAATGAAATAGAGATAGCTGAAAAAAGAGATAGACTGGACGATACTATTAAAGCTGTCAAAGCTGCATTAGAACAAGGAGTTGTTACTGGAGGAGCTTGTTCTTATGTGACTAAATCAATAAGAGCCACAACTCATAAAGCTGAAATTGAGAAAATTCTACATAGTAGTTTGCGAGAATTGTCTACAAGGTTAAGAGATGAGGTTTCATTATCTTTTGAAGATTGGGAGAAGAGTATGTTAGATAGTAAAATAATTGATCCTACTCTAGTAGTAATTAGTACTATTAGGAATGCAGTAGGAGCAGCAGCAATGATATATACTACTGACTGTTTAGTAGTAAAAAATGAAGAATAATGAGTATTTTTAAATTATATAGAAAATATAAAGGTGGAATCTGGTACAAGCAAACTTTAACTGGCGAGCTACCCTGTTGTTGGGGAAGTTGGTGGACTAGAAAACCTCATCCTCCACATAGATATTATTTCACTGAAAAAATAGAATACTATGGAATCAATAACTAAATACTGGAATCCAGATCTTAGCTATTGGGAACTTCATCCGTCTATGAAGTACATTTCTTTATTTGCTACATTGTATAATGATGATAAATCCAAGAGTAAAGAAGCTTCTAGTAAGACTATGTGGATCATAGCTTTTCTTAAAGATCCTCATGAAGAGAACCCTTGGAGGAATCTAATGGAAGATGAAAAGAAGAAACTTTTATCAATTGATTTTATAAAAGATAAAAAATTCAACTGGGATGATAAAAATTTATTACTTTTGATAGATGAATATGTTAACCTATGTTTAACTATTCTAGAGAAAGAGTTAATAATGTATGAAAAGAAGATTGTACAAAGATCTAAATTTATAGATGAAACTGATTACTGCCTTGATTATTATGAGGAAACCGCTAAAGGAGTCAAGACTATAAAAGGTACAGCTACACAACTAGATACAATGTTAGCCAATACAAGTAAATTATTTGAAGCTGTTTATGGCTTGAAGAATAAGCTTAAAGAGGAAGCTGCTGAACAGAAAGTTAAAGGTGGAGGTAGTGAATCTGCTAGTGAAAGAGGATTAATTTAAAAAATAACCTAACTAACTTTTATAATATGAATTTTTCAAGGATTAAAATAAGTGCTTATATTACAACTCCGGATGCACTGAGATTAAATGAATTGTATCCGGAGAGAGAATCAGAAGAAGATGACTTCCATATAAAAAATGTTTACATTATTCCTTGTAATATAAATTTCTATTATGAGGATCACTTTTTAAATAAACCTTGTTTAATCCTTGTAACAAATGCAGGGGAAGTAGTGTCTAATATGACACTTAAACAATTTGAAAATATACTGACAAATCAATATGGAATTTCTAAGAATTAATAATAGAAAGAATTTCTTAATTACTTCTGTTCCAACATTGCATCCTCAGTCATTAGATTATATTCAATACTGGAAGTCCCAAAAGAAAAGATGTATTGAAGGATTTTGGTCACAAGATAATAAGGATATAGAAGTAAATGTAGATGAAGAGTTACCAGATGAGTTATTGAACTTGTCTGGTAATTGGCGTTTTATGCCAGGCAACTGTTACTTCTATGTAAACTTCTGTACTATCTTGCATAAACCAGAAGATGCTCCTAAGTCTGCACCTAAGAAAAAGATTAGACCTTTACTTAGAGATATAGAATGGGAATTCTTTTACAACTGGTTAGAAGCTAGAGGATTTAGTGGTTATAGTGATGATGAGAAGTATACTTGCCACAGAGATCTAATAGATGCTGGTGATAAAACTGGATTTAAATTTGATTCTAGTTGCTACAATAGCAAAGGAGATTTAAAGGAATATATTAATGCTAGAGATTATCTTAGATTACTTCAAGATAAACCTTTAGGCATTCCATTGTATCAGAATAGAGCTTCTGATTTATTTCTATTAGGTTCAAGGGGTTTAGGTAAATCTTTCTTAGTGGGTGCAGGGGTAGTACTCCATGAGCTTGTATTTGACGGAGCTAAAATATACAATGATGATTCTATTAAGAATCCTTATAAAGTTGAAATCTTTGTAGGTGCAGCATTGTCTTCTAAATCAGCTGATATCTTAAAGAAGACTAAAGAAGCTATGGATAGTTTACCAGGAGCATATGGTGATAATACTCATGCGTATGTACCTTCTCCTCTTTCTAAACAAATGAAAGGTACATTGGGACCTAACAATATGAAAAATCCTTGGGTACATGAGTATTCAAAGAAATTAGGAGGATCATGGAAAACATTAGGAAGCGGAAGTAATATTAAACATGGTATCTATACTATAGAGAATCCAGAAGCGGCAGCTGGTGGAAGATACTCAGTAATGGTAGTTGAAGAGTGGGGTCTTTTACCTAACTCTCTTACAGTACAAGGTTCTAATGATGCAACTATGCAAGATGCACCTTGGAAGTTTGGGTCTTGTGTGTGGATTGGTACAGGTGGTAACGTTGAAAAGATTCAAGAAGGTGAGATTATGTTTAGAGATCCTGAAGGATTTGACGCATTAGCTTTCGATGATATATGGGAAGGCACTGGTAAAATAGGATGGTTCATTCCTTCCTATTACGCTATGAATGACTATAAGGATGAAAATGGGAATACTTATGTGGAGGAAGCTAAAGCAGTACGAGAAAAGATTCGTGAACAGAAAAAGAAAGCTAAAGATTCATCAGCATTGGCTTTGGAAATGATGAACTATCCTATAGTTCCAAGTGAAATGTTTTTGAATGCAAAAGGTTCTTTCTTTCCTCAAGCTGAACTTAAAGCTCATATGGCTGAAGTAATAGCTAAACCTCATCAATATCAAAACACACATTGGTTCGTAGAATTAGTTTGGGATACTAATGGACAACTTAAATTAGAGCATTCTTCACCGCAGAAGTTGGTAAGAGAATGGCCTATTAAAGATAATAAAGATAAACCTGGCACAGTAGAGATATTTGAAATGCCTAAGAAGAATTCATCAGATGAGGTATATCCAGCTAGATATTTACAAGGAACTGACACATATGATGATGATGAGTCGTCTACTAACTCATTAGGATGTACATGGATACTAGATTCATGGACAGATAGAATAGTAGCTGAGTATACAGGAAGAAGGGAGACAACAGAATTTTATGAAATTACTCGTAAATTAAATCTATTTTATCGAGCTGAACACAATTATGAACAGAATAAGAAAGGACTTTATAGTCATTATAACAATAAAAATTCTACACACTTATTATGTGATACTCCCGAATCTCTTAAGGATGTCGCCAATATTACAATAAGTAAAATTGGTAATAAGAGAAAAGGAACTTTTGCTAATGCTCATGTTAATGCTCACGGGTTAAGATTAATTAATAGCTGGTTGCTAACACCAGCTTATGGAGAAGATGAAAATTCTGAAATTTTAAATTTACATAAGATTAGAAGTATAGGTCTATTACAAGAATTAACTAATTACAATTCTACAGGTAACTTTGATAGAGTTTCTGCATTAATTATGTTAATGATATTAAGAGATGAGAAGGTAAAATATGTTGATAGGAAGAAACAACAAGCATCAAAAACACTAGCGGAAGATCCTTTCTTTTCTAGAAACTTTAAACCAGCCAAGCAAAGTAAATTTGCAGGTATACATTTAAATTAATAAAATAATGTCATATAACTTAACTAGCAATTTTCCCAGTCAGAAAAGACCAATGTCTCAAAAGAATGAGCAATGGAGAAAAGATTGTATTAATGGAGCAGAATTCAATTCCTTATGGAGAGATTCAGGCATCAGACAATCTTATAGAAATAAAAAAATAAATTATGATTTATATTCAGATATACTTGATGTAAGTGATATAGAAAAGATTTGTAATCCTCTAGGAGTCATGGGGCTAAATGCTCCTGCTAAGATGCAGAACTATCCTGTGTGTAATCCTAAAATTGATCTGTTAGTAGGTGAATCTATTAATAGGAAATTTGACTTTAAGGTAAGAGTAATCAATGACGACGCTATTAGTGAGAAGGAAGAAGAATTAAAAGAGAAGTTATTAGATTTAATTACAGCTCATTTACAAAATCCTAATATCACAGATGAAGAAATGGCTGAAGATATGAAGAAGTTTGAGAATTATAAAAACTTTGAATATCAAGATACTAAAGAGAGAATAGCTACTCAAATTCTGAGTTATTTGTATAAAAGTCAAAAGCTGGATTATTTATTTTCTAAGGGTTTTAAAGATGCTTTGATTGCATCAGAAGAAATTTATCAATGTGATATCATAGCAAGTGAGCCTGTTGTTAAAAGACTTAATCCTCTTAATGTATATACTGTACGTAGCGGAGAATCTCCATTTATTGAAGACTCTGATATTATTGCTATAGTTGGTTATATGTCAATAGGTCAAATTATTGATGATTACCATGAATATTTAAAACCTAATGAGATTGATTATATTGAAAGAGGGATGGTTGGTAATACTGGCGGAACTTCAGGAAATGGAAAATTAGGTATTGATATAGGAAGAAAACCTGATTTACCATTAATGGTAGATGGAGCTATTGATGTGTCATTTTTATCAAATGATTTATCTTATGGATCTTTATTTGATGGATCTGGTAATATCAGAGTAATTAAAGTACTTTGGAAATCACTTAGAAAAGTAAAGAAAGTAAAGTATTTTGATGAAGATAATAATGTTCAATATGAAATATTTGATGAGAATTATAAAATAGATAAATCTAAAGGTGAGGAAGAACAAATACTTTGGATCTCCGAATGGTGGGAAGGTCATAAGATTGGAGGTAGTGCAGCTGGAGGTGATGAGGAAGCTGTGTATGTTAAGATGCAACCCAGACCTGTACAATTTAGAAGTATGGAGAATCCTTCTAAGTGTCATCCAGGTATTGTAGGAACTATATATAATACCAATGATAATGTAGGAGTATCCTTAATGGATAGAATGAAGCCTTATCAATATCTGTATAATGTATTAGCTTATAATAGTGAATTGTCTATTGCTAAGAACTTTGGTAAAATTATGCGTATCGACTTGGCATCTATTCCGGAGAATTGGCAGATAGACCAATGGTTATCATTTGCGCAAGGTATGAATGCAGCTTTCTATGATTCTTTTAAAGAAGGTAATAAAGGTGCTTCACAAGGTAAGCTTGCAGGAGGTATGTCAGCGCAATCACCAGTAATTGATATGGAGATGGGTAATACTATTCAGCTCTATATGAATATGATGGCATTCATCAAGCAAGAGTTAGGTGAAATCTCAGGAGTATCTCAAGCTAGACAAGGTCAGATTTCTAACAGAGCTGCTGTAGGTAATACAGAAAGAGAAGTGAATCAATCATCTCATATTACTGAGTACTGGTTCTTAGAACATGACCAAGTAAAACTACGAGTTTTAGAATGTCTACTGGAAACAGCTAAAGCAGCTTGGAGGAACACAAGAAATAAGAAGGTTCAATATGTACTAGATGATGGTGCTACATTGATGTTTGAAATAGATGGTGTACAGTTTAATGAATCTGAATATGGATTACAAATAACTGATGGAGCTAATTCTATGAGACTTTTAGAATCTATGAAGGATCTCGCGCAAGCAGGTATTCAAAATGGAATTATGAATTTCTCTCAACTCTTAGATATCTATAGCACTGAATCAATTTCATCTATTAGAAGGAAAATTGTTAAAGCAGAAAATGATAAGCTTCAAAGAGATGCAGAGCAAGGTGAAAGAGAAGAAAGAATGCAGATAGCTAATCTTGAGGCTAATGAAAGACTAGCCGAATCTGAAAAAGAATTCAAGCGTGAGGAGTGGGATAGAGAGGATGCCAGAACAGCTGCTACTCTTGCCAATAACCTTGAGAAAGCAATGATTGCTAAAAAAGAAAATATGATTGATACTGATGCAGATGATAATGGTATTCCCGATTTCATTTCATTAGAGAAGCTTAAGATGGATGCTATGAAAATTGATAAGGAATTCAAGCTTAAGAATAAACAATTAGAAGAAGCTCAACGCCATAATAAAGCAATGGAGAAAAAGTCAACTTCTAAATCATAAAATTTGTTAAAATATTGTTAAATATTTGTACTCTACTTGATCTTTTAGTAATAAGATATACTAGATATTCAAGGGATGCAAATATTTAACATGTTTTTTGTTAAATAAATGTGTATATATTTGTAAAATAAAGGAGAAAAATGGAAGATATCTTTGATGGAATAAGTCTGGAGGACTTAGAGAATAGTGAAACTGGTGTAATTACCCCAGATAGTTTAAAAGCTCCAAAGAATGAAATTAAAAAAGAAATTAAACCTACAACACCAGTAGATTCAGATCTAGAAGTAGAAGATGAAAATGCTGTAGACTTAGAGGATTTAATTGACGATACAGATGCCTCTGAAGAAAAGGAATCTCTTGACAAGGAAAAAGAAAAAGGTGACAAGGAAATTAAAACTCCTGCTGATAAAAAAGGGTCTTCTCATTCTTCTCAAGATACATTTACTTCCTTATCCTCAGCCCTAATTGAAGCGGGAGTTTTTTCCTCTTTATCAGAAGAAGATACTGTTGAAATTAAAGATGTAGAGTCTTTGATGGAAGCAATATCTAAACAAATAAAAGCTAATGAATTTAGTTCTTTAACAGATGAGCAGAAGGATTACTTAGAAGCTTTATCAAATGGAGTTGACACAGCAGTTTATGCGCAGAGAAAATCTTCATTACATGAGTATAAGGCTTTAGAAGATTCTAAAATTATTCAAGCTCCGAAACTGGCTAGAGAATTAATTAGAAGAGCTTATATTGTAGATGGTTTATCTCCAGAGAAAGCAGATAAGTTTGCTACTCGTGATATGGAACTTGAAACTTTTACTACTGATGCAATTGCGGCTAAAAATCTTTTGATTAAATATGAAGAAGATATTTTAGCAGAAGAGATTGAAACAAAAAAGCAAGAAAAGCAAAAAGCTATAGAAGCAGAAGATGCTAAACTTCAAGCATTGAAAACTAAAGTAAATGAAGTTTCTGATATTATCCCAGGTTTAAAGTTTAATAGCTTAACTAAAGATAAAGTATTTACTTCAATTACTAAAGCAGTAAAAGTAGATAAAATTGCAGGACCTCTTAATGAAGTAATGGATTCATATAAAAATGATGAAAATTACAAACTAAGATTACATGCATTACACGTAGCTACAAAAGGATTTACTGATTTTTCTAAGTTTGAAAAAGTAGCTAAATCTAGTGCTGTTCAAAAACTAGAATCTCAATTAGGTACAGGTACTCAGTTTAATGGAAGATCCGGAGCACCTAATGTATCTGAAGGTATGAGTAAAGAGGATATAGTAAAAGCTTTACAAAGCGTAAAATTTTAAATAATATAATTTAACCTAATAAGAAATAAATGGCAACTAGAATTTCACCATTACAAATGACAGATGCTACTGGATGGAAAGGGCTTACTACAGAGAACCATATTGGTGCATTGTGGCAAGCAGCTCCTCAGAAAGTATCTGACATGATTATGAATGTACAACAAAATTATTTTGGAAATAATATTGATAGTGTACTTGCTAAATTCGATACATTAGAATTTGATACCGATGCTGATTATACTTGGGAACTTACTTCACAAGGATTAGACAATGTAGAACTTGTAGAAGCTCGTATCGATGGTGCAGTAATTACTCCAGCAGATATGCCAGGTCGTAACTTTGCTACTTTCGAATTAGTATTTGTTAAGGATTGGTTCTCCAATGGAGAAAGAATTGTAGGAGAACTCAATGAGATCTATCCTGTAATTATCGTAGAAGAGCCTCGTAAAGAAGGCATGTATACAGTTGTAACTGTTAAGATGGATACAGGTGATCCACAATTATTCATGCCTTATGATGAATTGATTGGAGGTAAAAGATTCTCTGGTGAATATGCTCCGGTAACTAGAACAATGTCCCGTAAAGGTAGAGAGATTCGTTACAAGTCTCATATCTCTATGAGAAATGCATTCTCTCAAATCCGTATCCAGAAGAAAACTCCTGGTAACATGCTTGATAGAAAGATGGGTTCTTTCTTCAAAGATGATAAAGGAAATGTTGTTAAATTCTGGCAACAGTATGAATCTTTCATGTTTGACAATGCATTCCGTGAAGATATCAATAAACTGTTGATGTTTGGTACATCTAACAGAAGTGCTGATGGACAATTCCGAATCAAAGATGACAATGGATATGCAATCACTGAAGGTGCAGGTATTCGTCAACAAATGGAATCTGCTAATACATCTTTCTACAATGTATTTGATATTGAAAATCTTGCATCTCGACTGTTAGATTTATCAGAAGGTAAACTTAAATCAGATCAGCGTAGCTTTGTATTACGTACAGGAGAAAGAGGAGCTTATGAATTCCATAAGTCACTTGAGAAGTATTCTCAATTGTTTACACCTCTCTTGAATCAAGATAGAATGTACAAAGTTAGCCAATCAGGTTTCCAAATGGGACTTGGTTATGGTGGACAATTTATTGAATATCTTGGACCTAACAACATCAAAGTTAATCTCTCTGTAGATTCAATGTATGATGACAGAAATAGAAATAAACTTATTCACCCAAATGGTGGTGTAGTTGAATCCTATCGTTATGACATCATGGATATTGGTACAACTGATGGAGCACCAAACATTCAAAAAGTAGGTGTTAAAGGACAATCAGTTATTCATAAGTATATCCCAGGATTGCGTAATCCATTCTCACCAGTAGGTGAAATGTCAGCAATTGGATCAGCAGAAGATGCTTGGGAAGAGCACAAAATGTTTATTGGTGGAGCTATTGTAAGAGATCCTTCTCGTACAGCTAGTTTTATCCCTAACATGCAAGCTGGTTATAACGCACAATACGCCTAATACCTAAACTACAACTATAAAGGAATACAGTGTAAAAGCTGTATTCCTCTTTTTAAAATTTAAAAAATAAAAAATGGAGAAGACAATTGAGACATTTGTAGCACCTGAGAAGACTATACTTGTAAAACCAATTATGCGAGTGCGTAATCAACTTATTACAGATCCTGAACATGAAGCTTTCTTTTTGTTTGGTAGTGCAACAACAGATTACAGTCTACCTGTAGACAGGCAAAATAACTTACATAATCCTTTTTCTAGTAAGGAAGAACAACTTTGGTTAGAGAAAGAATTAGATCTTGATCTTAACTTTCACAAATCAAGCAATAACTATTGGCACAAGTTTAAAGTTAAACTTGGGAAAGATAATAAAAAACTATCTTTAAGAAATCCAAAAGATTATCTTCAATGGTTAGTATTAAAAGCTAATACTCTTTACATTGCTCCAAGTGGAGAAGAAATGGGTAAAAAAGCTACTTATCGATATGCTTTAGTATCAGAGGATTTTGAAACTAAGAAAATTGGTAAAAAGTCTGATATGAATATCGAAGCTTACATGGCTTTAGGTAAAATCAAGGAAGACAGAGATGACATGGTTAATTTCTTGAAAGTATATGGTAAGAAAGTTTCACCAATGTCTAAAAAAGAATTCCTTGTAGCTGAGATTATGAAAGTAATTGAAGAAGATGTTGAAGGATTCTTGGATATCATGAGAAACAAAAGTTCTTACGATGTTAAACTTTTAATTGCTGATGCTGTAGATTGTGGAGCAATTATTAAACAAGGACGAAAGTATTCTTTACCAGGAGGTGATGTACTTTGTTCACCAGGTTTATCTCCTACATTAGATAATGCTGTAGAATATCTTACAGATAAAGCTAATCAGGAAATACTATTGACAATTAAAACAAGAGTGAAAACTGCTAAAGACTAAGTATGACTGCTCAAGAAATGGGAACCAGATTTCTGATATTGTATGATAAAATAACTAATTTTTCAGCGCCTGGATATGAGAGTGATGAGATAAGTTACTTTCTTACAAAAGCTCAAGAAAGGGTTTTCAATAGAGAGTATAACTTCTTAGGAGATAAGTATAGAGAAGGTTTCGAAGAAACTGAATTCACTAAAAAAGATATAAAAGAACTTGTTAAAGGGAATTCAGTTTCGCTGGTTCCCTCTACAAGTCAACTAGGTACTCTTCCTAATGGGAAATTTTATGATTTACCAGAAGATTGCCTATATGTTGTATCAGAAGAGGCTATTATTAATTCTTCTAATTCTTGTAAGAATGGAACTAGAGTTAATGTAAAACCTATCACTCATGATTTCTATTCTATAAATACTAGAAATCCTTTTAAAAAACCTACTATCCAAAACTTTATTTGGAGATTAGATTACCAAGGGCAGAAACATGAATTAATAACTGATGGTACATATACTGTAGCTGAGTATTTTATAAGATATATTGAAAGATTACAACCTATCATCACAGATACAGTTACTATTGATGGTATATTAGGACCTTTAAATTGTAAATTAGATGAGTCAATTCATGAAAGGATAATTGATGAAGCAGTTAAAATAGCAACAGGAATTACTAATCCAGAATTATATCAAATAAAGACTATAGAACAACAATCAGGTAAATAAATTAATTAATTATTTAAAAATAAAAAAATGGCATTATTTTCGCAAAAAGACATTCAGCTTTTGCAAATTGGTGGAATTGCTACCAAGACAACTGGTACTATTGAAGCTATGAATGCAGGTGAAATTGGGATCTTTACACCAGCAGGTGTACGACTCACTGAAGCAACAGCTGCAACAGCTAAACAATTTATCATCGTTAAGAAAACTTCTGGAGGTATTCCTTTGGTAACTGATACTATTGATAAAACTACTATCAAATTTGCTAAAGCTACATTGTACACAGCATCGCAAGAACAAATCACAACTATTGGATACAATGGTACATCAGGTTCTCTGCAAGCAATTAATGATAACAAATATCATGTAAGAATCAGTTTGCGTCAAGGATTAACTTCTAATCATGGTGGTTTGTATCTTAAACATGGTTATTACACTTCAGATGCTACGGCTACTGAATTTGAAGTTGCTAAGAATCTTCTGTTAGATCTTTCTAACGAATTCTCTAAAGAAGCTGATAGACCTGTAATTGCTACAATGCTTTGTAACAATGCTGGTGCAGCTTTAGGAGTAGGTCCTTCTACGTTGAGTGTTAATTATGGATCTCGTTATATTCTAGCTTCAGATACTACACATACGCTTGTAGCAGGTGATGTAGTTAGAATTGGTGGTACAGCAACAACTACTCCAGTATATGTTGTTAAATCAGTATCTGGTGCAACTATTGAGTTGGAATCTCGTTATCTTGGAGCTTCTGCTACAGGTGTAGCTGGTGAAGTTATCACAGCTGCTTTAGCTGCCGCAGCTAGTTTTGGAATTGTATTGACAGGTGCTGCTGCTGGTTATCGAGTAGGTAGACTTGACCAAGATCTTTCTGTTAACTCTTTTGATGTTACCTTGGAGAATTTTGGAACTAGTACTTTCGGATTAACCCAACAAGCTAAACCAGGTACAGGAACAGAGAAACAAATTAAAGCTCTTGAATTCTTCCTACAAGGTAATGAAGGTGATTATCTGAGACTTGGTGAACCTAATATCTTTGCACCTCGTGCTGAAGCATCAGGAGTATATGATATGATTGATATCTTTGTAGAAGAAATCTATACAGGTTCAATGGTAGCTAGTCCAATTCGTAAACACTATACATTGGCTATCCCACAAGCAACTCCTAACTATGCTCTAACAGGTACAGCAGATGACATTACAGATGTATTGGAAGTATTAGCTTTCGGTTCTGTAAATGGAAACTTAACAGTATAATAGACTTAAAAATAAACTTTAAAGGGAGGAGGAACTAACCTCTTCCCTTTTTATATTTAAACAAATGGCATTAGAATTAAACTTTTCCACATGTGTTAAGAATGCATGTAATAACTTAGTAATTAAAGATACTACAGGAATATTTAGCGGATCAACTAATCCAGGAGGTTGGAATGGTGACGATAATTATTCTTTAATAGAAGGAGTTCAAACAGCTACTATACAATATTTACTTCCGGGTGAAACTGAATATGTAATAGTAGATGTTGCAGATTTACTTATTCAAGCAGGTGAAGAAGATTCTATTGCAGCAGGAATTCTTTTAGTTGATGAAGATATTGATATTATGGATGGTCAAATTCATATTATATATACTGTACAAACAGATGCTACTAATGGTAGTCCATTAGAAACATTTACAACTGAAAGCTATATATATTCCTTATGTCATGTAAAATGTTGCGTGAATAAATTATGGGTAAAAGTAGCTGAAGGTTGCGGTTGCTGTAATGATAGTTTAGAAAGAGCTATGGAAGCTACAGCTTTACTCGAAGCTATTAAAAATGCTGCTTGTGGTTCAGCAGATTTAAGAGATAAACTTTTAGCCAAACTACAACGAATTTGTAAATCTCAAAAATGTAATTGTCATTAATATGTGTGAAAACGATAATTGTCTAGATACTAGATTAACTCCAATAGCTACAGGTGCTCCTGGAATACAAGGTCCAGCAGGTCCACAAGGAGAACCTGGTGCAACAGGACCTCAAGGTCCAGCTGGAGCATCTGCATCAACTACTGTTTTTTATGACTCTGTACCTGCTGGAGGACAACAAATTTTACAAGGAAACCAAGCTGAAATATACTCCTGTATACTACCTGGAACAACTGGTCAATATATAATTCATTTCTATGTTAATGTATTAGGTTTTACTGCTGTAGAACCTGCTCCAGAAATTGTAGGAAGAGTATTTATTACAAATCAAACAGGCGGAATACAGTATACGGAAACTTTTAGGACAGTACATATTTTATCTACTGATAACCATAGAACTACAAATAATGGTTTTGTAGTTGCTAATTTCAATACAAATGATGAAATTACTATTCGAGCAGAAGTAACAATAGGTAACATTGAAATTGCAGGTACTAACATATTTATTCAAAAATTATCCTAATTATGTGTTGTGGAAATTGTACAGAATCAAGTTTAATTAATTTACCTATTGGTCCTCAAGGACCTCCGGGAAGTGTAGCTGACTGTGTATGCGACTATAAATTTATCACAAGTAATTATAATAGTGGAGAATTTTATGTAAATACTACAACTTCATTTAACTGGACTAGTTTACCTTCAGCATATTTAACATCTACATTTACAGCTGCTCAAACAGGAAAATATAAGATTACTGTTGATGTAGGTTGTGAAAATGAAAGTGTTCCAAGTATTTGTCTTTTAGGTATCAGTATAAATAATGCTACTCCAGTAAATAATCCATTTAGTCAGTATAGCATTTCACCTTCTTATAACTCTAAAACAATTCATTTCATTGTTGATTTAACAGCTACTAATATTGTAACATTAAAAACAAAATTTACAACAGGTTCTATTGGTATTGATGGAATTAAAATGATTGTTGAAAAAATAGCTTAGTAATATGACACTAGAAGATAAAAATAAATGGGTTGCATATTTTAGATGTACTCATTCTAATTGGCTCATTAATTTTAATAATCTTCTATCATATGATGCTTATAATATAAAATTAATGCAAAAAAATATTACAATAGTTAATCTAATAAATACTTTTAATAGTTATGATACTGAAACAGAAGATAACTGTTTAACATTAGAAGATCTTTGTACTATTAAGAATAAAATAATCAAATTACTCGGAGATTGTTCAACTTGTAATTAAATATATAAAAATCAACATATGGCAGCTAATAATGTATACTTTCCACAAATTGATAGAGCTGGCTCAATAGCAGCAGAAAACTATACTTTAATAGATAATAAAGATACAGGACTGCCTTTAAAAATTACAATAAAAGAGTTCTTAAATTACATTCAGGATAATATTGTTATAGATATTCCTGAACCTGAAGAAACAGTATTGCCATTTGTATTACCTGAAATGTATGGAGCGGTAGGAAATGGTATTGTAGATGATTCTGCTGCTATACAATTAGCTATTAATTCAGGGATTGACGTATATTTTACTAATAAAATCTATAAAGTAGAGAATACAATTAATCTTTCATCTAAAGTAAATTTATTTGGAAACGGAGCAACATTACAGACAACTTCAAATATTGCTATTTTCAAAGCATCAACTTCTGGAGAATTTATAAGTATAAATGATTTTATATTTAAAGGTAATAATACAGGTATTCAACAAATGGGCATTAGTATTTTAGGCTTATCTGATTTATCTGTATTAATAGAAAGTACAAAGATTAGTAATTGTACATTCTTGAATCTCACATATGGGTTTTATACAAAATATAATTTTAGCTCTGGAATATCTAAATTTCCAAAAAGTACATTGATACAATGTTATGCTAGAAATTGTAATGTTGGATTCTTTTGCGCAGAAAAAGCATCACAAAACTTCTTTGAAGGGTGTCATGCCGTAGAAAATTCTATAGGTTTAATAGACTATGGAGCCAGTAATAAATTCTCTGGAGGTAGTATCTCAGGTAATGCCACAGGAATTGATATTAATGGTCAAGGAGATACATCTAACTTAGATGGATATTCCTCTATTATTGGTACAACAATGACTAGAAATGATACTGTTATTAGAGTAGAAGATAGGCCATATGGTTATAGCTTTATAGGTTGTGATATTATAAACAACGGAGCAATAAGATTAGCTACTACAGACATTATTAATTTTGAAAGTTGTAAAATATCTGTAGAAACTCTTACGATTAATAATTGTACAGAGTTATTCTTCAGAGCTTGTTCTTTTATTGAAAATCCGGTATTTGCAGTAACTCTTCCAGCAAGTAAACAGAAACCTGCATTTATGACTTGTAACTTTGTAGAAGGTAGACCTACAGAAGCTAATATTGCAGTAGATATTGATAGTGTTGTTTCTACAGAAATAGCATTCGACATTCCTTCTATTCCGACAGTTTGTACTTTTACAGGGAATGCTGATGCTATATGGATTTTACCTTCAGTATTAGGCTACGCAGGATTAAAATTACCTATTATAAACAATGGAACTGCTAATTTAACTATTAAAAGTTTTGAAGGTACAGCCAAAATATTTTATGCTGGATCAGCAGTTACTGAGGTTACTCTTACTCCTGGAGATTTTTTAAATTTAGTCAATAACACAATATACTATTTAAGTTTATAAAAAATGAAAAAATTACTATTATTAATATTTATCTGTTCTTCCTTTTTTGCTAAATCACAAACAGCAAGTAACCTTTTAAGTGGACTAGCAATTGAAAGAGATACTTTTCCTCCTAATTATGTCTATGTAGATATATTACATGGTGTACCTATGAGGTTTTATTTAGCAACCTGGAATAAACTTCGTCTGAATACTACTAACATTAGAAATTTTTCTGATTCTGTTAATTCTATGGCAATTGTACATGGATTTGTAAAAGCTCCAGTTATTACAACTATGTATGATAGTCTAAATGTAAGACAAAGAAAATTCACTGGGACTACATCTCAATGTGTTTTAGGAGACGGTAGTCTAGATACTAGAATTACTAACAATAATCAACTAATTAATGGAAATGGTTATATTAGTGGAATAACAACAGGTAATGTAATAGATGCTTTAGGATTTATTCCTTATAATAGTTCTAATCCATCTAATTATATTGGAGCTGCTTCTACAGATGTTCTAACACATAAATCTGGTAATATTAGTATGTGGGCTAATGACGTAGGTTATCTTACAGCAATACCAGCACAATCATTTAGTTCACTTACTGGGAGACCTACGACATTTACTGGTTATGGAATTACAGATGTTTATCCATTAACAGGAAATCCATCTAACTTTTTAACAGTAGAATCTGATCCAAATGTACCTTCTTACTCAAAATCTTTAACAGGATTTAGTGTTATTAAAGCTGGTACAGATCCATTATATAGACCTATTACATATGTACCTTCTTCAGCTGAAATAGCAACTTCATTAGGTTATACAGCTATACCTAGTACTAGAACTTTTACTATTAATGGTATTACTCAAGATTTATCAGCTAATAGGACATTTAATGTCGGAACTGTTACTAGTATAGGCATTACCTCTACAGATTTTACTATATCTAGTAGTCCTATTACAACTTCAGGTAGTATTGTAGCTAATTTAAATACATCTGGTGTCACAGCTGGTACATATGAATTTATTACAGTTAATAATAAAGGTATTGTAACTGGAGGATATAATTCAGTCACTAATATTCTTTCAACTAGAACTAGTGGTACGGCTTATCAAGCAACTAGTACTAGTAGAATTTATGATTTAGATTTTACAATAAGTATTTCTATTGGAGCAGGACTAATCTCTGCTAGTGATGGATCTGTAGTATTAGAAATTAGTCCTAATGGGTCAACTGGTTGGGTAGAATATACTAGATCTAGAAATGCTAACGGAGGTGTAGTAGCAGCTCAAAATAGTCAAGTAACTTATATAGAAGCTACAAATATCCCAGCAGGTTATTATTACAGACTTGTATTTACTCAAAATACTGGCACAGCAAGTTGGACTTATATTAACGGACATGAAACTTTAAGAAGATAAAATATGAAAGTAGAAATTAAATATACAGATACAAACGGAGTTATACAAACAGTATATACAGATACAAGAAATATTATTGAGATTAATCAAGAAGATAATACTTCAGTAACTACTATAAAAGTATCAGCTCCTGTAGCTAGTACTACAACTCGTTGGATTGGCGGCAGACCTGTAAGAAAATGAAAAAAGCCTTTAATATATTTTGGATAGGTTTGGTTGCAGGATTAGGTTTTCTATTATTGTGGAATCTTAATCATTGTTTTAACTGGGTTGAGAATGGAGATGTATTATATGGGTTAGGTACTGCTTTAACTTTATTATCTTGTAGTAGATATATAAACGTTACAACTAAAAGAGGTTGGAGAAAAATAATAACAGAGGTTTTCTTTTATATTACACTGTCAAACTTTTTTGATGAAATCATTTTTGATCCTTATAAAGTTTGTATATGGGAATGGATTTCAGCTCTTCTAACCTGGATATTTATACACTTTTATCACAACTATTACAATGTGGACAACAATATTAATGGTAGCAATATCAGAGGCAATTACAGAAGCTAAAAAACTAGGCTTTGAAATCATATTTTTTATAGCAGGCGCAGCAGGAGCATTAGTATCAATGAGAAAACCTGGTAAAATTACTATTAAAGAGTGGGTTTTTAATATGATTTCAGGAGGCTTAGTAGCAGTTTATTTAACCCCTGTAGTTAGTGCTGTAATTAGAATAAACAGTTCAGGTGTTCTCTTTATAGCCTTTGTCACAGGTTTTACAGGGTATAAATCAGCTGAATGGGCTGTAGAATATGTAAGAAATAAACTTAAAAAAAATTAATTATGAACTTCCCTATAAAATTTTCATTTGGACAATTAACTGCTAATAGCAATGGAAAAACAAGTGCTTCTGGTACAGCAGGTATTTTTATAGTTCTGATAGGAGGATTAGGTTTCCTATTAGGTTGTGCTGACAAAATATGGTTTAAAGGTGGATTGGATATTATTAATCAAGCTATTGTTTTTACTACATTGGGAGTAGCTTTACTTGGATATAAAAAATCTCAAGCAATTAAAACTGAAGAAAATGGAGAAGATAAAAATATGGTTTAGTAATATTAAATGGGCTAATATTATAACTACAGCAATTACATTTATGATTCTTATTTGTGTATTCTTTTTAGTTTTTAGGAAGAATACACAAACTACCTTAACAGTAAATAATCCTACTGAAAGGATAGAAACAAGAATTCAAGGTAAAGAAACTCAAATTGTTTTAAAAGAAACAAAAGTTACTTCTGACTTAGAAGCTATTGCTGAGATGTCAGATCAAATAGGATCACTGAGGTATCAGTTAGCAAATTTCAGACAACAACGAGATACAGTTAAAATAATTCAGTATCAGGATACTTTGCTGTCTCAATATGTTATTAAAGATTTAATTAAGGATACTATTATTTCTTCTCAGAGAGATATCATTACAGATCAGAGATATATTATCACATCTAAAGATACTACTATAACTATTCTTAAAGATGATAAGAAGAAATTAAAAAGGCAACGTAACATATCTTTACTTGTAAATGGAGTATTAACAGGACTATTAATTATAAAATAACATGTGTTTAAAGAATTTTCAAGAAAAGATTGGAGCTAGCCCAGATGGCATATTTGGAAAAGAAACTTTAGAAAAAGCTATGAAATTTTATAGTTTATCTAAGGAACAAATTTCTCATTTCTTTGGACAAGTAGGACATGAAACAGGTGAATTTAAATTATTTGAAGAAAACTTAAATTACTCTACTTCTGGATTACTGTCTACATTTAAAAAATATTTTCCTACTAAAGATGTTGCTAATCAATATGCCAGACAACCCCAGAAGATTGCTAATAAAGTATATGCAAGTAGAATGGGTAATGGTAATGAAAGTTCTGGCGATGGTTGGAAGTATAGAGGAAGAGGAGCTTTGCAATTAACAGGAAAATCTAATTATTTGGCTTTCTCTATTTTTGTTAAAGATTCTAAAGTAGTTGAAGATCCAGAATTAGTTCTTTCTAAATATTGCTTTGAATCAGCAATATTCTATTTTACTAAGAATAATCTTTGGGATAAGTGCTTAACAGTTAATGATACAACCATATTCAACATTACCAAAAGAGTAAATGGAGGTACAAATGGTCTTAGTCATAGAAATGAATTAACTAAAAAGTATTATAAATTACTTAATTCATAATAAAATTTTATATTAATTAGAAAATATACATAAAATTAGGTACTTTTGTATAAAACTAATTATATGTATACAAGAGAAGTAACATTACAAGAAGCACAACACTTTTATGAAGCAAGTGTTAAATGTTTACAGGAGGGAAGTCCTATTAAAACACCTATTGCAAAAACACTTACTAAACTAGAACCTGTACTAGGCGAAGCATCTAAAACTTTGAGAAAACAATTGGCTGAAGTAGTTGATAAATACGATGAAGAAAAGAAAGAGCCTATCTACAAAGAAGGTAAAACTTTAGAAGATTACATGAAAGTTGTAGAAGAAAGTTCAAGTAATACTATTTCCATTGAGATTTATACTGTGAAACCTACTGAATCTCTTATTTTTCCTAACGGCACAAGAATGAGACTTATTGATTATCTTGAAAAAGGTGTTAATATTCCAGCAGGTACAGCTCTCTTTCTAATAGACAATTATATTAAATAATTGAATGAACTAATTTAACTTACTTTTTATATGAATAAATCAGATTTAAAGAAGGAGCTTTCAGCTAGACCTGGATACCTAAAGAAAAGTCCTAATTTTATTCAAAGGAGATTTAACGTTTCCTATGAACTTGCATTAGAAACACAAAAAGAAATTAAATCTGAACTAAGAAATAGCAGGGTAACTCCTGCTATTTTAGTGTCTGATAGTTCAGAACCTTTTAAATTAAATGCCTGGAATAAAGAGACAGGTAAAATGATGTCAATATCAGAGTATTGTACCTTTTATAATATACCACTAGATGATATTACTACTTATAATCTTATTACTCATACTGGTACTCCATACTACAATATCAGACTAAAGAGTAATATATTAAATGCTGATTATGAAGATTTAGAATCTAAATTTAATTCTTATCTAAGTAGATTACCACAAGTTAATAAAAAAGCTAAAGTATTATCATCTGATACTATAGCGGATAGATTAATAATTACTGATATTCATATTGGTATGGAGCCTAATCAAGATAATACAAGTATCTTTAAATTCAAATGGAACAAAGAAGTTTTGATGAATACAGCAGATATTATTATTGAAGAACTACTGCAAAATCAAACTTCTACATTATTAATAATTGATGACTTGGGAGATTATCCTGATGGTTTCCAAGGTAAAACTACTAGAGGAGGTCATTCACTTCCACAAAATATGTCAGATATTGATATATTTGGATTAGGTATTGAATTTAAATTATATCTTATTGATAATCTCAGATTACATTATGACAACATCATTAATAATAATGTATGTGAAGATAACCACGGAGGTATATTTACTAAATTAATTAATGAGGCGTTTAAGAAGATTATAGATGTTAAATATGATGATGTTGAAGTAGTTAATCATTATGATTTCTTTAGTCATTACATCATTGGAAATCATGCTAAAATACTATGTCATGGCAAAGATTCTAAAGATTTAAAGTTTGGTTTAGGTACAAAGTTAACTCCAGAGATAGCATCCAAGATAGATCAATATATTGACTTTAAAGGCATAAAAGGAGAAGCTAAGTATATAGAGTTTTCTAAAGGTGATTCGCATCAGTGTCTATTTGATATGGCATCTAGTGATAATTTTAACTATATGAATTATCCAGCATTATCTCCTTCATCGCAATGGGTTCAGACTAATTTCAAAAAAGGCAGAAGAGGCTTTGTAATTGAAAATATTGATAACAACTCTAATTCTCCAAACTTCAAAATTAAATTTATAGACTAATGGCTACTTATAATGAAATAATCTTTGATACTTTAGAAACATTAAGAAATAACTATATTTCTGATGATACTCTAATATCAGAAAGCCAGATACTTTACCATTGGGATAACCAGAGAGCTTTGTGGCTTTATAATGAACTAGGTAAACCTGGTATACAAATAGATCCTTCTTTAGAACAAGACCTAGGTTGTTTAGAATTAGAAGAAGTAGATGCTGCTTCTTGTTGTAATATTACTACTGAATGCACAGCATTAAGAACTAAATTAAAGCTGCCAAAGTTTATTAATTTACAAACAGGTCCTGCTATAACAAGGGTAGGTCCTGTAAATAAGATAAAGATACCTTTCAATTTTACTAATTATAACAAAGCTATGTATATTAGTTTTGGTAAATATAGTAAAGGTCTCTATGGATTTCTTTTAAATGGTTATATTTATGTAATAAGTGAAACTAGTAATCTGCCGTTATTAACTAATATTAATGTCAGAGGTATTTTAGAATCACCTTCCGATATAGAACAATTTAAATGTAATAGTGATCCTTGTTTTTCTTTAGATGAAGAGTACCCTTTGATTACAAGGTTAATTCCTTATATGAAAGAAGAAGTTATTAAGCAATTCTTAATCTCTATGAGGATACCAAAAGATAATAATAATAATGGTAAAGAGGATTTAACTGAGCAATAATGGAATGGATTCAAAAGAAATTAGGGAAACAACAAGAAAATCATAAAGCTCATATAAAGTCTAAAGAGTTTTATGAATTCTATGCGCGTCTTTATTTTAAAAGCTTTGCAAATTCAGATTCCAAAAGAGCTATAATAAATAAACAAAGTCCTTATAATATACCATATGATGTTTACTGTAAGATATTAAGTGATTTGAATTCAGGTATTGCAAAATTAATACTCACAAGGAACTTTGAATTTAATATGCCTTATAGATTAGGAACTCTATCAATTAAAAAGAAAAAACTAACTCCATATATTGATAAGGAAGGCAATTTTGTAAATAATCTACCTGTTGATTGGAAAGAAACTTGGGCACTATGGAGAAGAGATAAGAATGCCTACGAGAATAAAAAGTTAGTCAGATTTACTAATGAGCATACTAAAGGTTACATAGGAAGGTGGTATTATTCAAAAAGAGTAGCAAACTATCCGAATAAAGGTTTGTATACATTTATACCTTGTAGAACAAGTAAAACTGAATTAGGCAGCATCTTGAAGGATGAAAATAACAATATAGATTATTACGAATTATGATAACAGGATCTAAATATATCTCAGTATACGCTATAATCAATAAAGTATATAGAGACATGGGAATGTCTGATGCTATAAACTTAAATGATGCAATTGAATGGGCTGGCGAAGCTATGGAATTTATAGGAGCAGCCTTAAGTTATATTGATAAGACAAAAGAGATTGAAATAAAAGATTACAAGGGTACATTACCTTGTGGTTTACATTATATAGAAACAGCTAGTGCTAGTGCATATAAACATGATGAAGTAGATGAAGACTGTGAATATAAACCTCATTATAGACAAATGAGATATTCTACAGATGCTTATCATCATACCTATTGTGCAAATAATAGAGATTGTAATTGTATCTCAGATTTAACTTATAAAGTTAATGATGATAGTCTTTACACTAATTTTGAAGAAGGATCTGTACTTTTAGCATATAAGAGTATTCCTGTAGATGATGAAGGCTATCCTATGATTCCTGATGATGTTAAGTTTAAAAATGCAGTAGCATATCATATTATGTATAAACTAGCATTTATTAAATTTATGGCAGGTAAAATCTCGCAGAGAGCTTACGATATTATAGACAGAGACAGAGATTTCTATATAGGAGCTGCCAATACAAGAGCTAATTTACCTTCTGTAGATATGGCTGAATCTATTAAAAACAATTGGATAAGATTAATTCCTAAAATTAATCAACATGCTGATGGATTTAAAAGTGCTGGTTCAGCTGAACAGAGAAACACACATAATTCGTACAATGGTAGCAGGAATATATACAATAACAAATATTAGGAATAATAAAATTTATGTAGGTAGTAGTAATGATATTTACTATCGAATGACAAAACATAAAGAAACTTTAAAAAGAAACAGACATTATAACTTATATTTACAATCTGCTTTTAATAAATATGGAGAAGATAGTTTTAAGTTTGAAATATTAGAAGAAACTAGTTTAGAAAACAGATTATATATTGAATATTATTGGATTAATATACTGTATACTATGAATCCTAAATATGGATATAATCTATTGCCACCAGATATAGGAGGTAATAGATTTACAAGTTTTAAAGAAGTAGATGAATATGATATAAATGGTATATTCATAAGAAAATGGAGTTCAATTAAATCAGCTGCTTCTTTTCATAATACAAGTATTTCTACTATAGTAAAGGTATGTAAAAGAAAAGTTAATTATACTTCTAATAGAATATTTAGATATCATAAGGAAGAATTAGGAGATGTTTCAAATAATAAAAGAGGTGTTAAAATAATACAATATACTATGGACGATAAAATTATTAAAATATGGCCTTCAATTATATCGGCTGGATTAGATTTAAATGTTGACTCATCTGCTATTAGTAGGGCTTGTAGAGGGTTATCAAAAACTAGTGTTGGATTTAAATGGCAATATTATGGAAGCTAGTCAATCATACTTCGCAGGAATGAATCAAGATACAGCTCTTAATAAGAGAAGTCCTGATTCATATTACTATATGAAAAATCTTCGTGTAGTAACTGAAGAAGGTTTATCTACAGGATCTCTAGAAAATGAAAAAGGACACCTACTAGGATTTATAGTTCCTAATATAGGTGAAGTAACTTATGGTGATACTGTTATACCAGCACAAACTAATTTAAAGATTATTGGTTGGACAACTCTTAGGGAGTATATTATAGTATTTACTACAAGTGAGACTTCTGATAGTCCTACTAATTCTGTTGGCCAAATTTGGAAAATAGAATTTAACGAAGCTACTAATACCATTATAGGGGCATCAAGTGGTGTATTGAACTCAACAATACATCTCATATATAATAATTATGTGAACTTTTCTACTTCTTATAGAATTAAAGCTATCGGAAGATATGAGAATGAGAATACTCAAGGAGTTTACTGGACTGATTACTATAACGCTGTTAGAAGTATTAATACAGCAGATCCTAATTCATTATTATTAGATCCTGCTACATTAGATTTAACTCCTTCGGTGTACTTTACACAAGCTGAAGTATTGGATATTGGTAATGGTAGTTTACCTACAGGTGTAGAAATACAATTAGGTTATCAATTATTAAATGCTGGTGGAGCTGAAACATTGTATTCACCTTTATCTCCATTGATACCCTTAACCTTCCAAGGATTCGATATCACCAACTTTAATGATTTTGAAGGAACAGGTAATCCTACTTTATTACAAAGAAGTATTACTTATCAGATTACTGGTATTGATACTACTTACGAAATTATTAGACATATAGCTGTTGTTTATACTGAACCTGGAGTTTATACAGTTTATAGATTTCAAGAAGATCTAATTAATAGCACAGGAGAAACTACAGTTACATTAACTAGTTTAACTGATGCTATTCAGATACCGCTAGTAGAATTTAATATACTCTCTTCTGGTTTTGATGTAGCTAAAGATATTGAATCTAAAAGTAATAGATTAATTGCAGCTAATACAAAGACTAAAAGTTTTGATTTAGATTATGATGCAAGAACTTATAGATTTGATGTAGCAAGAGATGCTTTAATTAAAGATTCTTCATTAGGAAATATAACGATAGATGGAACAGCTCCTGATTATGATATTAATATTGAACATAATGCTATAAATGATTATAATGATGAATCAATTGTAAACTGGGCAGTCAATAGCCAATATAAATTTCAAGCTGACGGTACTACTTTAGGAGGATCTGGTCCTAATATTTCTTATGAATTTGTTACTCAGGAGTTAGCTTCTAATTTTAATTTAGGTAATACTTCAGCACCACCACATATTGCTGTTAACACTTGGACAGCTATAGATGGACCAAGTACATTAGATGTACTTAATAAAGATGGAAGTAATAAATTAATTAATAGAGTAGGACAATTTAAAAACTTTGCTTCTCAATGGGCACATAGTAACTTTGTAGGTTATTCAAGAGGAGAAACCTATAGATTTGCTATTGTGTTTTACAACAAAAAAGGAAGCGTATCATTTGCAAAATGGATTGGAGACATTAGATTTCCAGATGTTGAGGATGGATTCCCATTACAGAATACTATTTCAGGTATACCTTATCTCTATTCTTTAGGTATTAGATTTACTGTAGATACTACTTCTATATTAGATCAAATAAGTGGCTTTGCCATTGTAAGAGTAGAAAGAAATGAAGAAGATAAAACTAAATTAGGATCTGGTATATTAATGAATTTTGATATACAAGATCCTGATGATGAGAATTCTATTATTCAAAGATGGCAAACTACAGGTCCTGAAGGAGGTACTTTTCCTGCTGTTGATAATGATGTAGATATTGTAGGTTCTGTTGAATCAGGTAATTTGCATTTAATGGATAGACCAGGTTTTGGAGCTATTGCAGCTGCTAACCCTGGAGTTAGAAGGTTCTGTACTATGCTGAGTCCTTTAGGTCAATTTTATGCACCAGATTTCAAAACAGGAGATTATATAAGGACAAGAGCTTTTTATAGTTCTAGAGCTTATAAATATGGAGGTGATACTTCAGGATCTCCTTCTGACTCAGATTATGGTTTCTCTTATAAATTAGCTGCTTATGTACCTAATGACAATTATGAATTATTTGAAATTAGAAAACTAAGAGTCCTTAGAGGAGGAGAGTTTATCTTTGGCTCTGATTCTTATATGTCAGATGAAGCTCCAGGTAACAATCTAATGAATGCTTCTTATTCAAGAGAAGGCGGAGGAGCTAATGAAGAAGTACCTCTAGGTGTTGGACCTCAAAAGATGTCTTTTATTTTACATAGTACTCCTACTATACCTAACAATTCTGGTGATCCTGCTTTTGAAGCATCTTGGATTGGAGAGTGGAATGCTGAATCTAGTATAGATTTTGCTGGTACAGATATTACAAGTACTGTGTTTAATTTTAAAGAAATAGTATATGCTAGATATTTGACATCTCAGTATGGTGGTAATACATATGTGAATAGAAGCACTAATCAATATATATCTACAAATCATTATCAAGTAACAGAAGATACTACTAATCCAATATATACATTTAGTGTATTTGGAGGAGATACTTATGTAAATTATTATGATGATGAGCAAATAGAACAGTATAGAACTCCTGATACTGTTATAAATGCGCCATATAAAGGCCCTGGAGACAATAAGTTATCAGTAGCTATATGTTTCCCTGTAGAGTCTCCTTATAATACAAATTATAGGCCTAGGAGGCATTGGGCTACTGATAGAAATGGAAGTGATATGGGTTCTTATTCTGGTTATATTTTTCCTTACAATAAAGTATGGCTTCAAGAAAATTCCACCGAAGAGAAATACTTTGCTAAAGATTTCTTATTTAGATTTACAGAGGAGCACCCACATCAATTATGGGCATCTGAAGAAAAGATAGATGGAGAATTAATTGATAGCTGGAGAATATTCAAGATAGCAAATGCTACAGAAGTAGAAGGTATTTATGGTCCTATTAATAGAATTATAAACTTTAAAGACAATCTATACTTCTACCAAGATGCTGCTTTTGGAGTTGCTTCTATAGATGAAAGAAGTTTAATAACCGATGAATCAGGACAACAACTTACATTAGGTACAGGAGGTGTGTTTCCTAATTACAGTTATATATCTAGAAATACTGGTAGCATTCATCAATTTGGAGTAGTTGCTTCAGAAAATGCTTTATATCATTATGATGCTAGACTAAAGAAGATTTATCAATTTTCTGGACAACTAGGAAGTCTATCTGATTTAAAGGGAATGAGTAGTATGTTTGACAATGATATTAATGGGAATATACTTAAAAAAGATAAGACACTACAAAGAACTAATGAAGGACCTATAGGTATTCATAGTGAAGTTGATTTTAGATATAATAGGATTCTTTTCACCTTTCTTAATAGAGAAACTGTATTAGGAATTGAAGATTATTCTCCTACAGCTAGTATCTATGTGTTCTCTGTAAATGATATAGTTTATCAAAATGGAATCATTTATAAAGTCTTAACTAACTCTACTATAGAGTCTGATGATTTGATATTAGCAGATTATCCTTTAGTGTTTACTTCTATAAAAAGAAGTGCTAATGCGGATCTAACAATTAGTTACAATGAAATGATTCAAGCATTTGAGTCTTTTTATGACTATACTCCAGGTTTATATTTACAAACAGGTAGAAGACTATTGTCAGCAAGTCCTTTCCAGTTGAATAGAGCCTTTATTCATAATGTAGGGAATTACTGTAAATATTATGACCAGACAGAATCTGACTCTATTATACATACTATATTAGGAATAGGAGGTAATAGTATGAAAATATTTAACAATATTCAGTTCTTGAATGAAGTATATAATAGTACCAATGGTGATATATATAATGAGACTTATTCAATGTTGAGATTTTATAATGAATATCAAGATACAGGTAATATAAATCTACTTCCAGATGTTAATATTAAAAGAAGAATGAGAACCTGGAGAACTATCATACCTAGAGATATGACAGATGGTAAATCTAGGATGCGCAATGCTTGGTTACATTGTGTAATGACTTTTAATAATAACAACAATAAAAGAAATGTTTTACATGAATTGACATATAGTTTTACACCATCTCAATTCTAGATTTATATTTTATAAATCATTAATACATAATGACATACAAACTAAAATTAGAAGGGGAAATATTTTGTATTTCCCTTTTTTACTTTTACATTTGTATAACCTACTATTAAAAAAATTATTTATGGCAACTAAGAAAAAAGATAAACCCAAATTTGAGTCTCTCAAAATAAATGAAATAGCTTATATTACCAGTCTTGCTGATGGAGGAGTACTTCCATATGGTCAAATTGGTAATGCATTAGGTAGTATTGTAGAAGGTATTCCTGCTCAAGAAGATAATGATTTATATAGAATCAATAAAGGTAAAATGGTAGGTTCTACAGCATTAAGAGGTGCTGGACAAGGTGCTTCTATTGGCTCTAATCCATTGTTAATGGGTTTAACTGGAGGACTGAGTGCTCCTATTGGAGCAGCTGCGGGAGCTATCACAGGTGGAATTATTGGTAAAATTAAAGCAGATGATCAGCAGGAAGCATTAACAGATTCTTGGAAAGAAAATGTTTATAATGAGAACATGGTAACTTCTCCTTATTATGCACTAGGGGGTTCTCTTAAAGATATGTATGAAGATGGTGGTGCAATCCCTAATCAGGAAATTGTAGATATCAATGGTCCTAAACATTCAGAAGGAGGTATTGAAATGGCTAATAATGCAGAAGTAGAAGGAGGAGAAACTAAAGTAGGAGATTATATTTTCTCTGATACTTTAACTTTGTCTGATGGTAAAACTACATTTGCTAAAGAATCTAAAAAGATTCGTAATAAATATAAAGAAAGAGAAGGTGATGGACCAGCAATGAAATCTCAAGCTAAAGATTTAACTTTACTAATGGAAGCTAATGAGCAAGCTAGAATTGCTAAAGAACAAGAAGAAGCGCAATTACAATCAGATTTAGAAGCAGACTATCTTGAATATGGTGGTTCTATCGCTATTAATGATGATGGATTTCTTGAAGCAGATACAGAACTTCAAGATAAGATATATGAATCTGCTAAAACTAGAGGATTTAAGCCTAATGAATACATGGCTAAATTATTCAAATGTGGAGGCATGATGTCTAAGAAGAAAATGGCTGATGGAGGTCTTATGCCAGATCCTCCCCCTGAAAATGTGGAAGATCCATTAGATATGGAAGCTTATGCTAATCAATGGAAAGAGTGGGAACCAGTTACTCCAGGTTTACCTGATCCTAAATCCTTTATTGGTAACTATACTATTAATGTGAATGGTAAAGGAGCACCGGGAGTTAATAACCCAAATGCTATAACAGATATTAAGATACCTTATAATAGTCAAGAGGAATATAATGCTATTAGAAAGGGAGTAGTAGGAATTAAATCCTATGAAGACTACGCTAAAAGTCCTTACTATAAAAGTAGATTTGCACTAGGAGGACCTCTAGATGGGGTAGATCCAAATGTATTGACTTCTTTAGCTCAAGGATATAATACAGATCTTGCTGATCTAGCAACATTTGATGATTATATGAGTACTAGAAATCTAGGAATAGGTAATCCACTTGAAAGTCCTGTACAACCTAATGCTATTATTAATAACCCAGGAACTGTAGAACCTGTAGGAACTACTTCTCCAAATATAGTTGATGAAGACCCAAGACAATCTCAAAGAGATAATATTAAAAAGTTATTCTCTTTAGAAGGTAATGAAGAAGAATATGGTTTATTAGCATCTAATTTACCTGCTTTAGATAATACACTTAAAAGTTTAAATCCAGCAGTAACTAATTTCAATAGAGTAGATCCAGAAGAAGTTGATTTATCTAGACAAAGACAATTAACTGAGAGACAAGGTACAATTGGTAGAAATATTAATAGAGAAAATATTAGAGGTAATGCTACTAGTTCAGGTCAAGCATTATCAGCTTTAGCATCAGGTAATGCAGCTATTACAGAATCTTTGATTCAAAGTGATTTACAAAGTTTGATGAATGAGGAAACTACTAATGTAGGAATTAGGAATCAAGCTGACCAAATGAATACTCAAATAGGCAATCAAGAAATAATTGCTAATGAACAAAATAATGCTATGGCCCAATCTATTGGAAATATGGCATTAGCTGATATGGGTAATAATTCTCAAGGTTATATGAGAGATAAAAAGTTAACTCGTGAAAACTTGAGACAAAATGAAAGAGTTATGTCTATTGTAAATCAATTGGCTCCAAACTATAAAATAGGAACTGATCCTAATACTGATGAAATGATAATTAAATTCATAAGTGATATGGATAGAACTACTTCAAATAATAAGAAATAATTATGGCCAGCACTAGCAGATTTTACAACCCTTCACGGGGAAATTACCAATCAATGTTTGTTCCAAATGTATTACCTACTGAATTAATGGTAGGTGCTTTAGGCGCAAGACAAAAGAAAGAAGACTTACAGAGAGCAGCTGCTGTAGAGTTAGGCAACTACCAAGAGAAAGCTTTACCTGGTTATGACACTGAATATGTAAAAGGTATACAAGGTGAGTTACAGAATTTTGCTGGTAACTATATCAATGCTGAGATGTCTTCTCCTGAAATGCTTAGACAATATCAGCAATTTCAGAGAAAGATTAAAACAGATCCTGGCTTACAGTCTGTAAGAGGTGCTGTTGCTACTCATGACCAGTATATAGATAGAATTAAAGAATTAGAGAAGCAAGGTGCAACAGAAGCAGCTGATGTCTTAAGATATGATTATAAACGTAGATATGGTGAATATACCAAGTCAGGAGGACAAGGTTATACTGGTGATATCTCCCTAGGAGATCCTTTAATTAGAGAAGGAGTTGATGTACAAGCTGAAGCTGAAAAGTACTTTGATGATATGAAAGCTAATGGCTATGAAGGAGCTAAATCTATAAGTGATGCTTTAGGTACTTCATATTATAAGGTTGGAAGTGAAGGAGTTAGTCAGGCTAGACTAGATGATAGAACTAGAAGTATGATTGATGGTATTTTACAAGCACCTGTAGGGCAACAACTTCAAAAAGAGTATGCAGTAAGAAAAGGTATTGCAGATTATGAAGTAGACAAGATGTCTGAAAGTGAAAAGAAAAACTTTCAAAAAGAATCTGAGAAATATGTATTAGAAAGAATGCGAGATATCTCAGGAGAGTTTGCTTATAATAAAACAACTACAGATTTAGCAGGTGCTCAAAATAGAATGGAACAAAGGAAATTTGAAAATCCTGAAGCTGTCATTATGGAAGGTACTCTAGGTGTTATGGATTCTCCTCAAGGTAATATGAATTGGGATGCTCAAATTAATAATGAGAATGCTTCACTTAAACAGTATTATAATAGTAAGGCTGAATATGAAAGAATGCTTAAATTAGATCCTAATAATGTTGCTTTGCAACAAGAGTATAATGGAATATTAAGAGACATTAAAGAAGCAGATAACAGAAAAGCTTTACTTAATAATGAGAAGTCTCAAGCTTGGAATCAAATGATGGCTAATAATCCTGAAGCTCAAAGATATCAGAAATTAGTTTTAGCTAAAGAACAGGAGTTACATGATAAGACTGGCTACTTAACTAGAGAGCAAGTAGCTAATCTAGAAAAAGCTAAAGGAACTAAAAGATATTCAGAATTAGTAGAACAGTATAGTAAAGGAGTTAAAAATACTTCTTCACAAGAAGCTTTGAGATTAGAACAGGAATTACAAGTTTTAAAATCAGGTTTGCAAAATACTATTGCAAAAGATTGGAATCAGTATTATACAGGAAATACCAATACTCAAAAACAAGCAGGTATTGTATCAGTACCAATGCTTCCAGGTAGTGTAGGTAAACAGGAAGAGACTTTTATTAATAATAATCCTACAGCTTATAATTATTATGATGAAAAAGGTAATCCTATTAAATTAACTGATAATCAAGGATTAAAAGCTTCTGATTTTAAATTAGGTTCTATTACACAAGAAGATTTTCAAGGTACTAATACTAATGGTAGAGTTGGTACAATGAAAAAAATTGTACAAAAGAAGGATAAAGATGGAGAGTTAGTATATAGATCTGATGGTACTCCTGAGACAGAAACAAGATTGATACAGGTAATTGCTGTTCCTAAGTCTGGTAATGCTACAGCATTTACTAAAGAACAATATGCTAATACTTATCTTAAATCAGCTGAAATGAATGTGAGAGCAGGTGATGTTGAAACAGCTAAACTTGCTAAAAGAGAAGCTTTAAAACTGTTAAATCCTGAGTTAGTTAAACAACTATATAATACACAATCAGAAGACTTTAAGAGTGGGGTAGTGACTTATAACGTAAATAATACTACAGATCCTAGAATTGCTAGAATGGCAGATGCAAATGGTAGAGTAACATTAGTAATAGAAAAAACACCACAAGGAAGAATTCAAGTAGAATCTACTAATAGAAGTGCTTGGGAGTCTCCTATTATATTCAATGATGTAGATGATGCTGTAGAAGGATTTACTACACCTATACAATAAAAGATGGCGAAACAAATAAAAGATACTCCTGAAAAGGCTATAGCTAAAACAGAGAATACTGTACAGAAGAATATTTATGAAAGATTAGATGCTGCTTCACCATACTCAGAAGGTACTAGTTTAAAGCCTTCTACAGTAAGGTATTCTTCTAGGTTAAAACCTACAGTAGAAAAAGTAAAAGAAGCTACAGGAAGGGAGTGGAATCCTCAAGATGGATTAAAAGAGTTAAGTACTCTTTCTACTAAAGTAGATTATGATATTGCAAAAACTAAAGCTGATGAACAAGGTTTATTTGGTGAATTAGGTGCTTTTGGTGCTCAAGCTGTAAGTGAAATAGGATTAGGAACACTTGAAGGAGTAGGTTATCTATTAGACTTTAAACAAAACTTTAACCTATTAACGGGTAATAAAGTAGAGTGGGATAACTGGTTTTCTAAAGCAATGAGTGGAGCTAAAGAAGAAGTTGCAGCTTGGGCCCCTATATATCAAGATCCTGGCAATGAAAATAGAAGTTTCTGGGAAAATATGTGGCAAGGTGATGGGTGGTGGGCACAAAATGGTGTATCTATTGCATCTACTGCCTCTATGTTTATTCCTGTGATGGGAGCTGTGAAAGGATTGTCAGCTGCTGGTAAAGGATTATCTTTATTAGGTAAAACAGCAAAGACAGCAGCGGCTACTAATAAGTTTGGAAAAACTGTAGGTAAAGGTACTAGATGGATTGATGAAGGAGCTAAACTTGGTAAAGAAGCTTTAGAAACTGGCAAACTTGGAAAAATAGGAGAAATAATATCTGATCCTAAGTTTGTAGCTAGTATTGGTGAAGGAATAGCTTCAGGTATTGTTTCCAGACATTTAGAATCTACTATAGAAGCTACGGGTACTTTTAGAGATAAATATGAGGAATACTTAGCTAAAGGTTTTACTCGTACTGAAGCTAATCAAGCAGCAGCTGAAGGTGCAGCATTTGCTTATAGAGAGAATATGGCTATTGCAGGAGTGGATATCCTTCAACATATATTAATAGGTAAAGGATTTAGTGCTAATAAAGCTATAAGTAGTGCTAAATTAGCTAAAGCTGAAGGAGCTTCTGTTGCAGCTGCTGTAGCTAGATCTGTAGCTAATCCGCTAACTCAATTTGTATCAGAAGGGTTTGAAGAGTACTATCAATTTGGTGTTGCAGAAGAATCAAAATATGTAGCAGATGTAGCTTTAGGATTAAAGAAACCTAGAGATGGAGGTATTGTGTCTAGACTACAAAGAAGTTGGAATGAGTCAGAAGCTTGGACATCTGCATTCTTTGGAGGATTAGGAGGTTTAGCTTTTTCTAGTATAGGTCCTAAAATTAAATCTTCATATGATAATCTATTTTCTAAAAATAGTGCTAACATGTCTGAAAGAGATAGAAGATTAGCAGAAGTACAAGAAAGATGGATTAATGTAAATAATAATGTAAAGGCTTATCAAGAAGCTGTAGAGAATAATAATGAAAAAGGTGCTGCTGTAATTAAATCAAGAATGGCAACAGATGCTGGTATTAGGGCAGCAGAAGCAGGTAACTTAAATGGATTACTAGATAGTCTTGAAAGACTTAAAAAAGCTACTCCAGAAGAAAGACGTCAGTATGAGATTGATGATGAATATATGGATGATTTTGTATCCAATATTGATGGTTTTATTTCTGATGCTAATGACGCAGCTCTTAAATATGAGAAGAATAGAAATATTTTTGATAATAATGAAAGAGGGATAGCATTAGCTAGACAAGTAACCTCATTGCAAATGACTCAGCAACATTTTCAGAAAAGAAAACCTGAGTTACAAAAAGAAATAGAAACAATTAATGCTACTATTCCATTCTATACTGAAGCAACACCAGAAGCACAAGGTTTATTTAATCAACTCTTACAAGTTAAAACCTTGGAGAGAGTTAAAACTATTACTGAAAAATCATTAGCTGAGACACCAGAAGATGAAGCTAAGAAGAAATATTTAGATGAAATAAATACAACTTTATCGGAAGTTAAAGAAATTGTAAAAGATATTCCTACATTGTCCACTAAGGATCAAGCTTTAATTGATTCTGTAAATTCAACTGAAGGAATTGAATTATCTAAACTAAAGTCTGAACAAGAACTTATTAATTATACATTAGCTACAATTCCTGGTCAGATTCAAGAATACCTAGGAATGAATAAAGCTACTGTAACTCAAGAAACTGCTAAACCAGTAAGTAATGATAAACAAAGTGAAATATTAGGAGATACAGAGCCAGTAAGTCAGAATAATGAAATATCTATAGCTTCTCTACAATCTAATCCTCAAATGCTCAATATGATTGAGATGGGGTTGAATAGTGGTGATATAAGTTTAGAAAGCTTTACTAAAGAAGTACAAGATTATATAATTTCTCAAAGAAATTCAAATTCTTCTGTTGATGTAGATGTTGATAATTCTTCAGAAATAGAAGAAACTTCTGAAGTAGAATTACCTGTTGATACAAATCCTGCTGAGAGCTTAAATTCAAATCATGAATTAGCAGTAGGTTATATTGATATGTCTGATATTCCAGATAATCCAACTACAGATAGATCTTGGAGACTTGGGGATGATAGAGAAGATATTTCTATTACTAACAAGGTAAATACTTTGGCTTGGAAATCTGTTAATAATAGTGAAACTAAGGAGTCAGAAAAAACACCTGAAAATATAGCATTATCTAATTTCTTAGAAAATCAACCAAGTTTATCTGATATTACTGTAAGATTTGATATAAATTATTCTTGGTTGAATAATAATAAAAATGATATTAAGTATAAAGATATTAGAGAGCAACTCAATAGTGGAAGTATTCCTTCTAATATAGGTGAAGTGCCTATTGTAGCTAATCTTTATAGAGATAATAAACCTATTATAGAGAATGATATTCAGTTACAGATGAGTTTGCATGATGACTCTTTCTTTTTTACTAAAGAAGGTACTCCATTAAGTGAAAATAGTGAAGCTCAAGCTCAAGCTACTAGAGATATAAAAACTAAAGTACTTCAAGCTATCAACGATAATGTACAACTTGAAGCTAAAGTTACTAGATTATCTAATGGTAATTTGAATATAATTCCTACTAAAGCTGGAGCTTATGCAAGAAATAAGATAAGTGACGTTTTAGGTAAAGATATTAGCACTATAGAGTTTATATATGGTGATGAAAATGAATATTATATTAATCCTTCTACTAAGAAAAGAGATAATAGATTGAATATATATACATCTTCAACAAAAGGAGCTATTTATGCTTTAACTAAGACTGCTAATGGATCTTATTTTCCTTTAAGACTTCAGTCTAGTAAGTTGACTAAAAGTGAGGCAGAACTCATATATGATATATATTATTATATTTTTGCAGAATCTTCTTCTACTAGTCCATATTCTGAAAGAGGAAATAATAACATTAGTGATGAACTAATTCAAACTATTAAAAGTAGTTCAGATCCTCGTATATCTTCTATATTAGATTATATTGGAGAGAGTGTTACTTATGATGAATTACTAAATCAATTAGTATTTTATGGTGCTAAAGGCTCTATTTATGGAGATAATAGACTTGAAATCTCTTTAGTTAGAAATGTACCTACATTATTATTTGGCACTGATGGTAAAATGACTCCTGAAGCAATGAGTTCTCCTGGAGTTAAAAATATATTGAAGCAAGCTTTTGTTAGTCACTTAATGGAATTTAGAAATAGACAAATTGATTCTAAGAGATTAAATGATAATAACTATAAACAGTATATAAATGATAATAATATTCTAACTTCTAATGCTGTTAAAGCTACAGAAGGACCTTTATTTGTACAACCTGTTTTAGAATTTGATTCTAATTATAATGTAGTTGTAAATAATGTTGAGCCAATAGAAGAAACAATTACAAATGATATATTGTTTCCTGAGATTGTAGAAGAGAGTACAGAAGAGGGTAACACAACAGATATAGAAGTGAAGATGGAAACTACAGATGATAAAATTAAGAAAGCTAAAGAGGCAAGAGCTTTACTTTTAGTAAATAAAAAAGATAAAGAGGCTTCCTTACAATTAGATAGTGATAATTTAACTATCTTTACCAATGAGAAGTTTTCACAATTCCTAAAAGAACAAAGAGTAAAAGATAAATCTTCTTCTCTATTGGAATTAATAGAATATTATAAAAAATGTAAATAATGAGTGTACCTAATTGTATAAATTTTAGTAACCCTACTTTAGCAAAATTAGCTACAGATTTTGGAGAAGTTTTAACAGCTAATATATTGGAAAATTATTTTCCCAATTCGATACCTACTATAAATGAATTCAAGACTGCTTTAGCTAGAATAAACAGACAAGTTTATTACTCTAATTCTTCAAAAGACAGAATTATTGCACCATTTGAGGAAATTAATAGAATTAATCAAGATGAAATTGCTACTATAGGTAAATTGTTACCTAAAGCTATAGCAATAGATTTAATTCCTTCTTATTCAGAAGTACTAAAAGGTGGATATATAGCTACAGCTAAGTTTCAAGATGGTATTATTACATTATCTTCAAATGCAATTCAAGGTACAGCTTTTCATGAGGCTTTTCATGCTGTATATAGAACTATGCTTAGTGATTCTAAGCAGAAAGCTATAATGAATCAAGCTACTAAGCTATATGCTAAACCTAATGATACTGTAGTTAATAGACTTAAAGAACAATATAATATCTCTGATGAAGAAGCAGTAATATTATCTTATGAAGAAATGCTTGCTGATGAGTTTGCTGAGTATATGAAAGATACTTCCTCTTATAATAGTTTAAATTCTGGAATAAGATCCTTATTTGATACTATTATACAATGGATAAAAAATGTATTTTCTAATAAAGTCTTAGTAAAACAGTTATTTGAAGATGTTGCAGCAGGTAAATTTGTTGATAAAGAGGTAAACCTGAGTAGATCTGTTACTCCAGCATATCAGTCTTTAAGATTTGAAGGTCTTACAGCTGACGAAGTAAGAGATATTACAAGACAATTAGCATACATTACATTAAAAGATATAGACAGTATCCAAGATATTAGAGATATTAATGGACAAACAGCTACAGAAAATATCAATTTACTTATTGCAGAAATTGAAGATAATATAGATAAACTTCCTTTTCCTGAGAAAACACAAGAAGTCCTTGATAAACTTTTAAATTATGAAGCTGAGCCAGATGAAGATGGTTTATATCCTTTAACAGATTTCTGGAAAGATAATCTTGTTTCTTATATGTCTGATAACTTAAACATTAAAGTTAAAAGTTCTTTAAATAAAGAGAAAAAGAAAGCTTTAGATGATAAGTTAGCAGATGAGGATGGAGAAGCTCAAGATGAATTAACTAATAAAGGTTTTCTTAAATCCTCTTTTGAAACTTCTGCTCAAGTAAATGCTACTTCTAATATTAAGTTCATGATTAGTTCTATTCCCAAACTTGATATTATAGGAGGTAAAGTAGTAGAACAAAGAAGTCAACTTACTGGATTTCCAATGTTTAATGATTTTGGTACAACATGGAATCTTATTCAGAAATCTTTATCAGGTATTGTTCCTTTACATGAAGTTAATGAGGAAGGCACAGTGGTTAAGATTACAGATACTTATGAGTTAATGGTTAATAAACTACTTGAAGATTCTATATCTGTTCCTGAGCTTAAATATGTATTAGATAGATTAAATAAAGCAGATGAATCAGTTAGATCTGAGTTTACATCTGTTTTTTCAATGCATAAAGGTATTTATCAAACTCTATTGATTGATAAAGGTGCAGCTGTACAAACTAAGATTACTACTGAAGATGTAGAGTCTAAAGAAAGAGCTATTCTTGAAAGATGGGGAGCTGAATTTGCTTTAAAGTTTGGAACTAAAGAAGGAAGACAATTAGTTTATAATCAAGAAGCAATCAATAATTTTGCAGAAGTTAGAAGTGCATTGCAAGAAAGTATCAATAATGACTTAAGAAATAAGAATTTAACCACTACTACTAAAAAACTATTGGTAGGTACATTTAAGGCTTTAGGTATTACTTTAGATAGTAAGACTTACTTACATATGTTTAATGAAAGAAGCTTCGAAATAGAAGATACTGATGATAATAGAGTGCTTATTGCTGTAGATAGTATTGTCAATGATATTATTAGAGCTACTAATACTCTAGTAGGCGCTGGAAGGAACTCTAGAAGAGAAGGAGAACTTAATGAAACTACTAATCAGATATTAGATGAGAAATCTGTATTTAAAAATATCTTTGCTAGAGCAGAATCTATATTTGATAATGTAAAAGGAGAAGCTATGTTTAGAAGTGCTGGTGGACCTACTTGGGTCTATCAGGATCATAATTCTATGTCATTAATTCAAAATCAGATTAATAATGGAGATTTAACTCATGTAAACAATTTATTAAATAGTCATTATTCTAAGTTTTCTTTATGGGCTAATACTTTAGCATCTAATCCTGAAGCTAGAAAAAACTTTAATATTATTTTATATGGTAATAATAAAGTAGAAAATGCTCAAGATGCAGGGTCTAAAGCAAATGACTTAAAGAAGTTTGACCAGTTGCATGATGTATTACATAGACAACTTAATGGAACTTTTATAGGTTTAGCTGAAGCAGATAAGGGACAGCAGAGTTATATTAAAGGTTTTTCTTTGATTAAATCTGGTATTATATCTACTGGATTAGTTCCTGAGTTTACTAATGCCAATCCTGTAGCTATTAAAGTGTTTATGGGATACCTTAAAGGAGAAATAGAAAGAGCTAGAGCTGCTAAAATAGCTTTATATGGAGATTCAGCTAATGGTATTCCACCTTTAGCAGAAGAAAAACTTATTCCTAATTATCATTATTACATAGATCCTAGTGGAGTTAGACAACCTGGAGGAGCTTTTTACAGCTATATATTTCCTAATATTGATCCTAGGGAACTAGATTTAGTTGACGATGCTGGTAACTATTATCCTACTGAATCAGTTGAAAACTATGATAACAATATTAAACTTATAGAGTACATCAAGAATTCTTTAATTTCTAACGTAAAGAAAGATATTAAAGACTTTAAAAATGCTGGAATTATTGGCGTAGAAGGTGGCGCATATATAAATAAGCTTATCAGTCCGGAATTATTAACTAATAGAAGTATAGTAGCAACTCTAGGAGATTATAGTATTAATGCCTTAATAGGTAATATTGAGTTTACTATGATGTTTACTGGAGATCCTGCATTTTATAAAATGAAACCTAAATGGGATAAACTAGTTGATGGTACTTATCAAATGAAACCTTGGGCACAACAAGATCACTTTAGTGATTTTATGAAGAGGATTCCAGCTGCGGGAGCTTCGGGAAAACTTGCTAGGATATTCAATAATAATGATGGTAGTGCAGCAGTTAGAAGTACTTATAGTTCAGCTGTTATAGCTAATATCATGACCCCTTCTACTTATTTTGGTAATGATGATAACATCAGAAATATTGTAGATAATCTTAATAAATTTGATCTAGGTGTAAAATTAGATTATGAAGATATCAAAGATTTATTAAGTAGTTATAAAACTATTAATCAAACAGATGCTCAAGCTTGGATTAGTTTAAAGACTTATAGAGAAAGAATGAGAGCTTATGGTAGATGGAATCCTGCTAAAGAATCTGTATACCAACAGATTATAGATAATGAAATAGCAATAGCAGAAGGAAAACAAATAAAACCTTTATCTTTTGCTGATACTTCATTATTAATGCAACCTCTTAAGACAGTTCATTTTCAATTAAAGAAAACTCCTGGAGGCATGATGGTTCCTCACTTTAATAAGCAATCTGAAGCTCCTTTGCTTCCTTTTATGACTAGAGGTACTGAATTAGACAATCTGAGAGTAGCTATGGATAATAATGATATTGACCATGTTATTGTATTAGATGGTAAGAAAGTAGGAGGTAATGGTATTACTCGTATAACTGATGAAAATGGTAGAATTAAAGCTACTAATGAAATTACATTTAATCCTACTCAACTAGACTATAGTAATTTATTCTTACAACAAGATTTAACTCCACATGGAGTAGGTCCTACAGTAGTAGGTTCACAGACTACAAAGAATATCTTAGGTACAGTTAATATCAATGCTAAATACCTAGATGGAACTCTAGAAGGTGTACAAGCAGCGTTTGCATTAGAAGATGCTATTGCTAAGTTATCTGATTTTGGATTAAAGAATTTTCAGAATTCTATCGGTTATGACGATGGTATTTGGGAAGTTGATGAAAAGACTGGTAGAAGAAAAGTTATCAATAAGATTATTGATATGCTCAGAGGAGAAGTATCCGATAATCAAATTGAAGCTTTAGAGAAAGGTATTATACCTGATGCTTTGACTATTCCACAAAAACTTCAAAGTAAGATTAGCTCTTTGAATACTAAGTCTGTTGTTAAACTTAAGCAGAATGGAGGGGCTTTTATTCAATTGTCTAATTTTGGATTTATTGGTAGTGAAGTAACTATGTCTGATGAGGTTAAAAACGGTATTATTTGGTTTCAAGAGCCACAGAAACAATTAGAACCTATGCAAATGAATGCCGATGGTACTACTTCTGCTGCTAAAGTTTTGTTACCTTATAATACTTTGACGAAGCTTCTGTCTGATAAAGGTATAGATATAGCTAATATGTCTTCAGAAGACATCATGAAACATATTAATCCTAATGTATTGAAAGGTCTATCTTATAGAATTCCTAATCAGGCAGCTGGGTCTAATGATGCTTTTGAAATTGTAGGTATATTACCACCACAAGCAGGAGATACTATTGTAATGTATTCAGAAATTACAGCTAAGACAGGATCTGACTTTGATATTGATAAAGCTTATATAATTCTACCAGAATTCTATTGGGATGATAAATTAAAACAAGTTAGATTAATTCAATATGATCCGAATAATGAAACTGAAGCAGGATTAAAGAATAGAAGATTAAGTATTATGAGAGAAATTCTTCTTAATCCTTTAGCTTATCTTGATGTAATGGCTCCGCTTGATAATGATTGGTTTGAAATATTAGCTAAAAATCTATTTAAAGAAGTTAAAGATATTGGTGATATGTCATTCTTTAGAGGAGTTACACAACTCAATAATAAGAATACATTTGATATGGCTAAAAATCTTGTAGGTTCTATTGCTAATGTATTGTCTCATCATAATGCTTCTAAGGCTTATAGATTAGGTTTAAGAGAATATCTTGGTAAAGGTACTATAGTAGATGGCAGGACTCAATTTGATACTAATGCTGAAGGTTTATCATTTGATGAAGATGGTAATTCAATAGCTATTACATTAAGTGCATTTATGAATGCTATTGTCGATGCTGCTAAAGATCCATTTATTGCTAGATCTAATATTAATATGAAGACTGCTAACACTGCTTTTATGTTAGCTAGAGCTGGTGTAGAAAGGGAATGGATTGTTGCATTTATAGGTCAACCTATTCTAAGAGATTTCATTGAATTAATGGATAATACTGAAAGTAGATTCACTGATAAATCTCAAGGAGCTTTAGATTTAGTATTAAAGAAATATGGTATTAAATATGAAGCTAAAGATATTCAGAAATTAAATCTTAAGAATGAAGATGGTAATGTTACAATTAGTACTCAGGTTCTTATTGATAGCATTAATGGACAACAACTAGATTTAGAAACTAATAGTAGAATTCTTGGTCAATTCTTGCAATGGAGAGATAATGCTAAGTATCTTAATGAAGCTTTGAAGGTTAATAAAGTAGATGTTGAAGGTTCAGGAGGAAGTATGCCTGAGACAATGTTAATGTATAACTCATTCTTAAAAGTAGTTAAAGACAATGTTATTGTCAACTTTGATAAAATGATGGGTTACAATATTATTGATGGTTATATTGTATGGAATACTGAAGGGCCTAAGTCAATGATGGGAACTTATTTTCAAAATGCTGTTCTCAAATATAGAGAAGCTTTTGAAGGTTTCTTCTTGTCTACTTCACCAGCTGTTGAAAGAAGTATTAATAGAATAGCAGCTAGATCTGGTTATACATTCTTGACTAATAATGAAGCACATATGGATATTACTAACAAGTTAAGTAATGAGTTACAGGGTTTAATTAGAAGTAAATCAGATGTGTTTAATATTAGTATGGATGAGGTATATGATATATTCTATGGTAATGATACTAAGAAACCTATGTATCAGAGATTATTAGAAGCTAAGCAAGATCCTAATCTCAAGAATAATCTTCTAGTTAAGTCATTAGAAGTAGAAGCACCTAAAGGTGACTTACCCGGTAAAGTATTATTACCTAATAATGAGACTACTAAGGATGCGGCTGACTTCTTGTTTATAGCAGGAGAAGAATTACTTCTTAATGATAAAGAATTTGCAGAAGATTTATTTAAATATTCTTTCTATAGTACAGGATTTAATAGTGCAATGTCAAGTTTTCATTCTCACATTCCTTCCACATGGTTAGATGCTAATGGATTTACTTCTGATATTAAAGCTATGTTAGATAATGTTAATAATGATATCAATTATCTTGAAGAATATGAAGATACTATTATTCAAAATCTCTATATAGATAATAAGCTTGTTCCTACTGTATCAAATAAAGACATACAAACTATTAAATTCATAGATTCAGAGACTAAAATTAATACAAAAATAGCTTTTAAGTTAACCCAAAGTGAAAGTAGCCAAGGTTATATAGCAGGAATGAGCGGAAACAATACTGTTTATAAAAGATTTGTAAAAAGACAAATTAATTTAATGCGAGACATAGGAGGAGAATTAGTTGATTCAGGTGAAAAAGTTAATTATCTTTATCAACTACAGGGATATCTTAAAGATAATGATGGTAATTCTTCTGCTATATATGTAAGAATAAATACTAAAGGTATTAATGAGAGAGGTATTAGAGTTAAAGAATTCTCTACTGAAGATAAATCAGTGTTTACTAAGAATAATATGTCACCCCAGGAACAAGGGATTAAATCTATACTAATGCCTTATTTTAATGGTTTAGATATCAGCAATGAAATTCCTACAAGTGAATATGTAGAAACTATTGCTACTGAAGATACTCAAGATACTGAGTTACAAGAACAAGTTAGATACTGTAAAGGATTAATATAATATGATAGTAAACGGAATTGTGTGTCCTACTAATAGATTAGCTATGGACCTTCTAGTAAAGAAATATAATGGAGATGAGGTTGCTGCCATGAAAGAATGGAAAGAAGCTGGATATGAATTTTCGCAAGATATTCTAGCTCAAGCAGCAGCGTTAAGTGAGGTAACTGAGTTAGAAGAGGATTTATCTGTAGATCCTCTTTTAGCTAAGGAACATGAATTTCTCACTAATGCTAAGTCTCTTCTTACTGCTAAGATTGACAGAATACAGAAAACTCTTAAGGATAAGAAGAAAGGTGAAGAAGGTTTAACTAGGCTTAAAGAGTTACTAGCTGAGTTTGATACACTAGATGAGACTAATGGTAAGCTTATCATTAATAGATTCCTCATAGCTGCTGATAGAATGTCATCTAGTTCTGAAAAGTTATTTAAAGACATTAAGGAAGGTAAAAAAGGGGCTAATCCAGCTTTTATGCAGAGAATGGTAGAATATACTGAGTCTCTTAATATTGTTAGTGAGATTAGTGATGAATTACTTGAAGATGAGACTCTAGTAGAACATAAGCAAACAGTTAAAGATATTTTAGCAAGAATTAGGAAAGTAAAGAAAGATTATTTAGAAATCTTTCAAGATCAAACTGCTAAAAAGGCAGCAGGTTCTTTTAAAAAGATTCAAGCTAAAAGAAGAGAAGAATATGGAATAGAGTATGATAGAAACTTTAAGAGAGATGATATATCTAAAGGTTTATCTCCTAAGCAAGTAATTCAAGCCAAGAAAGAATACATTGATAAAAAAATGATTCTTAATGCTAAACAGATTGAAGCAGATACTTTTAACTATGTTAAAGAGATGCTTAAAAGAACTACTGATATATCCACTATAACTGAATGGGTTGTCAATCCTAAAGATATGAATCATGATATCATGAGTTTAGCTACCGAGTTTTTAGATAAACAAGATTTCAGAATTAGAAATTCTAACTATGATAAATTACATGAAGCACAGTCTTTATATGATGAATATGTGAAGCAAGTTGGTTCTTCTAGTGATATGAAGAAATTATATGCTCCTATTCTAGAGAAGAATCCTGACGGAAGTGTAAAGCCTATTATTATCAATCAGAATTCACCTGGATGGAAACAGTTTAAAAAAGACAATGAAGGTAATGCTATATGGAATTTCCAACAATTTCTAGCTAGAGTAGTAAATGAGAAAGGTAAAATTGTTCCTAACTTTGCAAATATTGGATTTCAATTACCTAAAATAAATAAATCTTCTTTAGAAAGAATGCAATCTAATGGTGTCTGGCATACAATTAGAGAGAAGTATTTAGATTTTTCTAAGCTTAGAGGTTCAGATACAGAATTTGGAGCTTTGGAATATGTAGAAGATGAATCAAGTAATAGCAACAAGATTAAAGTAATTACTGATGAAACAGGTAGAGAAAGAGAACTTATTCCTATTCATTATAGATATAAAGTTGAAGATGAGGATTTAAGCTATGATGTATTATCCTCTATTCTACTTGATTATGACAATAGTCTTAAATATGAAGCTAAAAGTGAAGCAGCTGTATTCTTACAGGGGTTAAAAGATTCAGTAAAAGAAGCAGATATTATTCAAACTACTTCATTTAGACAGAGACTTAAAGTTAATAGAAATGATAAGGTAGTAACTAGAAAAGGAGAATCTAATCTTGAGAAAGCAATAGATAATCTAATTAGGCACAGAGTATATGGTATATCAGTAGAAGGAGATCCTAAGCTAGTTAAGACTATGAATGTTATTAAATCTTATACTTCCTTAGTAGGCTTAGGTTTAAACGTTTATGCTGGCGTTACTAACTACTTACAAGGTACAGCTATGAACTGGCTAGAAGCTACTGGGAATTCTACAGGAGCTTATAATAAAGATAATCTTCTTAACGCAGTTGTTAAGTATCAGAATCCTAAAGACCTTACCGATAGATTAGCAGATACTACTCGTAGAGTACCTATTAGTAGAGTGAACTTGCTAATGGAAATATTCAATCCAGGTTCTGAACATTATTCAGTCAGTAATGATGCTTTTATCCAAGATAATGTTATAAAAAGAAAAGCTAATACAGGAGCTTTAATGGTAATAGATTCACTGGGTCAACATGCTTTACATGCTAATCTTATGTATGCTATACTAGATAATATTAAAGTATTGAATACAGAAGGTTCTTATCTAGATAAAGATTTTAAACCTACAAAGGATAGATCTAAAGCATTATCTATAGATGAAGCTATGTATATAGAAGAAAATGGTAGAATGGCTGTAGATCCAAGAGTATATGCTACTGAGAGAACTAATGGCGTATCTGTAGATGATTTGCAGCAAATATCTGGAATTATAAGAAGAACAGCTAGAGATTTATATGGAAATTATGATTCTAATAATAAATCTAAGATCCAGAGAATGGCTGTGCTTTCCTTAGCTACCCAGATGAGAGGTTGGTTAGTGCCTGGAATTCAAAAGAGATGGAGAGGATTAGGAACTGCAAATAGAAGTTTACAAGACTTAACTATTGAACAACGAAGCTTTAATGCTGAAACTAATGAATTTGAAGAAGGTATTTATACATCTACTATTAGATTCATTACTCAATTAGCTAAAGAGTGGAGAGGATTAAAAATGGAGATGGTTGCTGAGAATTGGAATAATTTAACAGATCAAGAAAAAGCAAATATTAAGAAAACTGTTTATGAAGTAGGTACATTTACTTTAATGGTAATAGTCTCAACTCTATTAGCTGGAGATGCAGACGATGAAGATGATAATAAACTTTATTTAGCTTATTTCGCTAGAAGGATGTATTCTGAATTAAGCACTTATACAAATCCTAAAGAAGCTATTAGAACTTTTAAGAATCCTATGATGTCTGTAAGTACAATTAATAACGGATTAGATATATTGATCCAGCACATAACAGACTTAGGTAGTGTAGCCTTTGGTGGAGAAGCTGAAAGATATAAACAAGGAGATAGAAAAGGACAATTAAAAGCTGGGAAATTATGGGAAGATATGATTCCTGTATTAAATCAAAATACTAAAATACAAGATAAATATAATTTCTTAGTGAAGTCAATGTAACGGAAGGTAAAAAGGGGGTAAAACCCCTTTTTTATATTACACTAAATATAGCTTCTACTACTTGTTTATTTTCTGAATTTGATAATTCATTTTTAAAGTAATTATTTAACTCTTCAATAGTACTGCTTTCATCAATAATAATTGAATCACCTTCTTTAATCTTAAAAGTTCCTTTTATTGATGTAATTTTTCCATCTCTGTCCATTTCTCGAACCGTACTGTTAAATGTAGATGCATTAGTTAGAGGATATGTACTTACACGATGATTCCCAATAGTGTTACTTAACAATTTATATACAAAATCTTTTAATAATGTACTATGTAGCTGTTTTTCTTTAAGCGTTTTGATTATAGCCATGAATTTCTCAGAAGTTTCTAGAGTCATATTCTTAACGTCGTATTCAATCTTAAAGTCAATAGGGATAATTATTTCTAGTTTTTTACTCATTACCATTTAATTTTAAATTCTTTTCCATTCATTTGTTCTAATATTTCATTTGTTTTAGTAAAATGTTTACATCCAAAGAATCCACCATGCGCTGATAATGGACTAGGATGTACAGCTTCTAAAATATGATTAGAATTAAAGATCCATTTCTTAAACTGTTTAGCATGATTGCCCCATAGTAAATAGATTATTCCTGTTTTCTGTTGAAGAACTTTCATAACTTCTATAGTAAATGGCTGCCATAAAGCAGTATGAGATCCAGGTTTACTTTGTTCTACAGTTAATGCTGTATTTATCAACAGTACTCCTTGTGCAGCCCAATCATCTAAACAATATTTATAATCTATTTCTAAATTTAAACCTTTATAATAATCATCTTCGACTTCTTTCAAGATATTAGTTAATGAAGGAGGTCTTGGATAATCTACTCCAGAGCTAAAAGCTACTCCTGTAGCATGCTTAGGTGTATGATATGGGTCCATACCTAGTATTACTACTTTTACTTCTTCTAAAGGAGTTAATTGAAAGGCTCTAAACATATTTTTAGCTGATGGATATACATTAGTTATCTTTCTAGCTTTTAATACTGATAATCTGATTTTTTCCATTTCGTCAGTTTCTAGAAAATGTTGGAGAGACTTAAACCAGCCTTCTCCTAAATTTTCTAGATAAAAATCTCTCACAGCTTGAGTCATTTCTTTATTTGATATTTTAAATTCTTATTCTTAAAAAAAGCATCTACATATCTAAGACTACTATGGTCAAAATTACCATGTGTAGGGATAGCCCAGCTATAATAGCCTCCTGGCTGTTTTTCTACAATAACAGGTTGTTCAATTATTACTTTTATCATTTAGTTATATATTTGTATAAATAAATCTCATTAATTGGAACAAAACTACTCATTAGTTCATTTCCTATGGGTATTCTAGCTCCTAAGTCTCTTTCCATAGCTAGTCTTCTACTTTCAGCCTTATATAAAGTTTCTTTAATAGGCTTTTGATTTCCATGAAACTCAATAATTCTTTCTTTGGCTGACTCGGTAATAGTAGAATATCTACCTTCTAATATTTTATTAATATCATTATTATCTTTTGGTAATTCAAATTTGTACATAGTGTGATAATTATCCACTTCTATTACACTTTGAAACCATTTGTGATTTCTTAATTCTTCTTCAAATTCAAGAAAAGATATTGAACCATCAAATCTATATAATAAATAAATACTGTCTCCATAATCTCCATCATATTCAGTTCCTACGAAAGAATTTACAAAGACAGTATTCCATTTGAATGATTCTCTATTGTGACCTAAAAAAGGCAAAAGAAAAGTACTTGTTTTAGTTATTTTCTCATGGGTATATAAATAATACCCTGGTCCAAATACTGCATGGCAACTTTCTTTTTTAATAGATTGTATTTTATATTTCTGTTTATCAATTTTTAAGTTATCGTTAATTTTAATTCGAAAGTTATCACACTCAAGTCCTATAAGAATCTTGTCTTTATCATATACTTCAAAATCATCGTGTATAGGGCCTATAAATATTGCTCGGCTACTTAATACATTAATTTTGATTAATGTTCCATTAGAATTCTTCAGTACTTTCGTTGTCATGTGTTGTTTGAAATTTAAAAGGTGTAGGTAGTTCAGGTATATAACCAACATTTGTATAAAAATCTATAGGTTTTCTTAAGATATAGACTTGTTTAAATACCTTTGTAAAATTATGAATACCTTCTCCTAGACCATATGTTTGTATGTATTGTTTTAAACATGTTTGATAATAATGCTCTAGAGTTTTACAATCTTTTAATATTAATTCTGACTTTACTTTTCCTATTCCTTTTAATCCTTTTATATTATCCCCCGCATCACCTTCCAACAATTGTTTGAATAGAAAATGAATAGCTTCATTATTAGAAGTTACTCCTCTTTCTACTTTTTTGTAATCATAATGCTCACCAGCAATCTGTTTTTTAACATCTTTATCTGGTGAGCAATTGATATATTTATATTTCTTTGGATTAACTTGATTAAACATCACTAAACCATTCATATCATCAGCTTCTAAGCCTTCAAAAGATAATGCATTATACTGCTCTTTTAAATAACTTTTCAAAGTCTTTAAATATTTTAAATCACTTATAGGTCTATGTGCTTTATACTGATTATTAATATTATGTCTGAAGTAAATACCTTCAGATATGAATAAATAGTAGCTAGATGCACCAGTTTTAATTCTAATTGATTCTATTATAGAATCAATATTTTTAATACTAGTAGAAATATTTTCTTTACTACATATATAGCATAAAGAATCACCATCAATAACAGCTACTGTTTCTAACATAATACGAGATCTATAGAATTTTTAGAATTTAATTTTTGTATAGTTTCTTCGAAAGATAAGAATTCATCACTTACATTTTTAAGCCATTCTTTCTTATCTTTAATAGTTTTTAAATTGGGCTTTTTAATATAGGAACATAATGCTTGTTTTGTGTCTCTTAATTCAACAAAATCTGTTATTCCTGACTTTTCATAAAGAGGCTTTATTGACTTTATATAATGTCTTTTAACTACCTCTAAATCTTTTTCATGTAGTAAATCTGAAGAAACAATAACACTAAATGCTTGAGGCAAAGGTGTTTCACCCAAAAATAAACATTTTCTGACATATTCAACGTAATCTCTTTTAACACATAATGTTATTAAAGGATTAAAATGTGGAACACCATCAATATATTTATCTAAATAGATCATATTACGGTAAGCTACTAGATTTCTAAATCTCCAACCATACGTTCCAGATAATTCTTCTGTAAACTGCTTTATTAAGCCTGTATATGATTGAGTAGTACCAGGATTCATACCAGATAAATGATAATAATTTTTATCTTGTACTTGTTTAATTAAGTTTTTATGAAGTAAATCAATTACTTTATTTGCGTTAGTTTTAGTTTTAATATCTCCTACTTGATAAATTCTAGTTAGTGCAGATAAAATATAACCATCTAATTCAGAACTTGTAAATTTCTTATACTTATCTAATACAATTTTAGCGAATTGATTCTTATCAAATCTTTTAGAATAATTATAACTTTGACCAAAGAAAATAAAAGGAATATATTCTTTATCTGAAGTAAAAATAATATTACTTTTTAGATATCCTTTGGGAATTTGAAAAATAGATCCTATAGGATTCTTATTGAGTACATCCATATTTTATATTTTACATTTCTTGAAAATTTAATGAAGGTAACTCAAAATCAGTTTTAAAGTTGACTTGTCTAACCTCCATTTCTAAAAATCTATTTGCTAGATAATTATTAAAGACAGCTGTCATTAATGATGCTATTAAAGCGCCACAATGTGATGTTGCTTTAAAGCTGCATGGAGCTTCTTCAATTTCACTATCATCAAATAAATATTTGATATATTCTTCTTCTTGACCTTTTTGTACACAGAATACCATACCAACTTCAGCAAGTACTCTACCATCAATAAATACTTCTCTATCTTCTTGTTTCATCCAATTAGAAAACATAGTCTTTCTTGCTTTCATATTATCAAAAGCTGAAAACATAATTGGAGATATTTCTGATTCTTCTGTATAAAGACCCAAAGTTTCAACATTAGAATTACCTGAGAATGCATAAATAGTTTCAGCAATAGCAGCTGCTTTATTTTTACCTATTTGATTTACTGAATACAATTGACCTGCCATATTTACTTCTTCAATAGTATCGTTATCAAATAAGTATAGATTATGACCAATTCTTCCTAAGAATAAACTTAACCATGAACCTATTCCACCAGCACCACCAATAATGATATCTTGTGCTCCTGCTCGATACCAAGCTGCATCAGAAAATCTAACCTGTTTATTATTAATATTTACTACTTCTTCTTCCATAATTTAAGCTTTTTCAAGTTTTAATCCTGTTAGTCTTTCAATTTCTTCATCTCCTACACTATCCTCAACATTTGCCATTAAAGCATCTATAACAGCATCGTAGATTTTTAGATCTTTACAAGGCTCTAATAACTCAATACAAGACATGGCAATTGCAGTATAATCTACAAAATTACAAATTACTCCAAATCTTGTATCAACTTTTTCAGGGAACATTAATTCTAGTTCACACAAATAATTATCAAGAGCAATTTTACTCAATCCTCCTTTAGAAATTAAGATTTGATCTAAAGTATATTCTTTACCTGGGCCATTTTTCAATGTATCAATCAAAAATAATTTTACTTTAGCTGGACTAAAACTACCAGCTTCTCTATTTGAAGTTAATTCAAACATATCATCTGGATCTTCTACTATTTCAGAAGTTGAATGTTCAACATAATCTTCTAATCTATCTCTGAAGGTGTTTTTTTTTCGTGAAGCTTTAGTACTTTTTCCTACTTTAGAATTTGGAGTATATACTTGGTATCCCGGCTGATAAGTTCTTTCATAAGGTTTATCATATTGCATAGTATACTGACCCGGTACATACTTAGCAACAGTTGTCTTTCTTTTAGATTCTTGCAATTCAGCAATTCTTTTGTAAAAACTTTCTCCCAAATCTTCTAATACTAAATCGCAATCAATAGTATACATTACTTGTTCAACTTCATTAACTTCTTCTTCTGTTGATTCTGTTGAAAAGCCGAGATTACCAATATAACTTCTCTTTGTTTGCAACTTACCTGTCTTTTCAATAGTACCACAAAATGCTACTTTAGCACACCATTTATGGTATTCTTTGAAATTTACAATAAGTGATAAGTAATAGTTATATTTTGGAGCATTATCATGCAATTCAGACATATCAGTACCTGAAAAGAAAGTTTCCATACCATGATGTGTATGAATATGACCCATTTTTTTACCTTGTTCTAATGCATCAGTCCAAGCTTCAAATGAGAATTCATCATCTGGATTAATTTCATATTCAGTATAAGAAGCATTACCAATATCCATTGGAATAACTTTTTCAGCTAGAATTTTCCAAGTTCCAGGTTCTTCAATTCTACCTTCTGTAGTTGAATAGATTAGGATACCACTCCATTCATCTCCTCCTACATTTTTATGTAGCACTTGGATTTGATTCAGCAATTCTCTTGAAATAGTTACCGTAGCTTTATCTTTTAAAGTAACTACTTTTTTAGCATGTGTTTTATTATCGTTTACATTACTCATTTTTAATCTAATATTAAATAATACGAATTTATTTTATCTTGTAAAACAGTACAAAAGTCTGTTTTTAATGTTGGGTGAATAACTAAGCAGTTTGCTTCAGCCTCTTGTACTTCTACTCCAATAGTATGTACGACATTTCCTTTATAATATAAAGGTTTATATCTTTTATTATCTGAATTAAATTGTCTTAGAAAACTTTGAACATCATTTGCATTACTATCTGGAGAATAATATGAACCATTGGAATAAACAACTTTAACATCAGTATTTGTAGTCATGAAATTGTTGAATTCTTCATTTTCCATGCTTAATTCAAATAACTGGGATCTTTCATTATAAGTTATTGGTAAAGTTAAACTTGATTTAGTTAACTTTCTCAAAAGTAGTTTAGTGTGATCCATTACTTGTCTATTAGATAAGGTTACACGACTTCTAGTTCCACCATGAATATTCTCCATTTTCATATAAGGTCCTCCTTCTATAGATTCCCAAGCTGAATAACTGTATAAGTTTACAAGTATCTTCTTAAAAGTAACTATATCCCATTTATTTCTTATCGAATGACATAAGTTAGACATTATGGTATTATCACCTAAACAAAATGCAGTTGGAGCATTATGGTTTCTAGATACTAAATGTGAATGTCTATATCCAACATTAGCTTCCTTAAAACTTACAGTGCCTCTATGTCCCCATATAGAACTAGTATGATTCATGTATTTATCAAAATATAAAACAATATACAAATCAGTAATATCATGAGTTTGCTTATTACTGTTAGATAAAGTAAATTTATCAAAATAAATAATAGCAGAATATTTAGAAATAGGTTCATTTTTATAGACCTGATTTGGTATTTCATTTAAGTCCCAAGAAGTATCGTAGAATTCTTCTAATGCTTCTCTAGCTTGCTTTTGTCGAGAATCACATAAAGTTTTAATAAAATCCTGTGGAACTGGATCTGCTGAAACAGAGTGAATTAATTCTCTAATTGCATCATATTCTTCTTGAGATTCTATAACACTAGTAACATTAGCTTTTGGAACGAATAGCTCTTTGTATAGAAAATTAAATACTTTATTATCTAACTTATATTCAACTAAAAAATCAACTTTATATGAATTACTATTATTTACAACATCTTTTATTACTCCTTTACAAACTTTAGGGATAGCTACTAAATCCCTTATAGTATAAGAATCTACAGTATCTAAAGTTTTAAATCTTCCTGTACCATTATAAGAATATGTAAAAGATATTACTTCTCCTACTTTGAGATTATTTAAATTTACTTCTTTCTTCTTAACTATTTTTTCTTCTTTTTCTTCTTGAACAATCTGTTCAGGAGTAATTTTAGGCATGCTTACAGAAACTTCAGGAGATGAGTCCAACTCTCTTACCCTTCTTTCTAGGGCTTCTAAATCATCTTCTTCATCCTCATCCTCTTCTTCAATTTCTTCATCTACATCACTATATTCTTCTTCCTCTTCTTCCATGATTGGTATTTCAATAAGGTTATTAAATAAATATTCTTCTATTGCTCTTGACTCTAATTCTGAATCTTCCATAGATAAAAAATAAAAAGACCCTTAACAATTAAGCTAAGGGCCTTCTAATGATTATAAAAAAGGCGTTACTTTATTGTAATCACATGCTAAATAAGAATCATATTCTTCTAAAACATCCTTTTTTAAATTTTCAAAATAATCATCTATTTTTTTGTCAAGAAGTTCATTATGAGCTTTTAAAGCTTTTTCCTCTTCTTCTGACATAGTATATTATTTACCAGATTTCATTTTTGCAGCAGTAAGGAAAATTGTAAATTCACCTTCAGGCAAAGCTGCTCCATCATTTTCCAGAGTTACTTTCAGTGTTTTTACAGTAGCTTTCATTCCATCAGCAGAAATTGCCGCAGCTTTCATTTCAGCTTTCAATTCTCCCCATGTAGTTGCAGAAGATTCAATTTGTTGCAAACTATCATTCTGTGCTGTATAAATTTTTACGATTCTTGACATAATTTTGTTTTTTAAATTTTTTGTTGTTTTTATAAAAATAAGAACCAACTTGAATTACTATAATTTTATCAATTTAATATTCCTATGTGAATATATACTAATTAGTGCACCCCTGCGTTATTAATATACTTTATTAAATTAATTCAATATTAAATACAAGCTTTCTTTCTTCTTCTGTATTTACAAAATGGTATCTCTTTCTACCACTTTCTCTAACATACTTAGGGCCATCATCTGGAATAATATTACACATAGTTAAGGAGTCTTCAAACCACTTTTCAAGTAACCACATATTGCTAACGTCTGGCATATTACCCCTTTCTATTTCGTAAATATCACAAGATATACTAAGATATCTTCCTTCTGGTATTTCTATAGGTGACAGTTGTTCATTGATAAAAAATGAGAAATAATTATGATAATATGTGGTAATTGTTTTTCTCATTCGCCAATTTAATACTGCACTATATAAATCCTGGCCATTTACTGTCCATGTATTCGGTGTACCTGCTTTTTTACTATTCTTTACAAATCTATTTTTGTCATTATCACAACAGTAAACTTTCTTTCCTATTACGATGGGACTGTTTGCTAATTTTTCTTTATGTTTTATTGGTAACTTTTCTCTGTCTTGCCATAACCAATACTTAGTACTAGTTCTGTTAGACAGTATATAAAGTGATTCCCATCCTGGTATTGTAACATGATAACTCATAAAGATAATTTATATAGATTTGTAATTGCTCCAGAGAATACTTTTCTGTATAATCTGAAACATCTTTAGTACATAAGGGTAAGAAGTGTGCCTGAATATCATATAGATTTTGATTTCTCAATGCATTATTTACACCCGGTATATCATTATCATAAAGAAATATAATTACTTTGAACCTCTCTTTAAGCTCTAGTATTAAATCTTCTGATAAATAACTTGATTCACCTTGTGGTGCAATTGCTGGAATACCAATTTTACTCAATATAATAATATCCTTAAGGGATTTTGTAATAATCAAAAACTCCCCTGCGTCAGGGAGTTGATTTAATCCTTGGATACTAGTAGTTGAATAATTAGATATCCATTTACACTTCTTACTATAGGGTTGATAGATTTTCCATTGCTCTTCTCCTAATTCATTTAAACCTAGATAATAACCATAACATAAAGAATCTGCTATAAAATGCATACCATTAATCCAAAAGGATTTTAAAGCATAAACATTAAACTTTTTTAAATCTTTACTTGTTATTTCATATTTATCTTTCCAATACTTTTTATCTAACCTATTCCATTCTCTTATCTCAACATTAATAATAACTTCTTTGTCGGGAAGATCTTTTATATTAATATTATGAATTATAGAAGTTGATGGTATATGTTTAATACTTGTATTAGGAATAAAATTTAAATTGAAATCAGAGTTTACAATATCTAGTGCTTCGTAGTAAGTCACCCCATATTTCTCCTTAATGTAATCAAAACAGCTTAGTGTACCAGGTACTCCAAAGTCTTTATACTGAAGATTATTTCCACTTTTGTATATAACACAAGTTGGCTTCTTATCTGTTCTTAATTCACTCTTAAATAATTTATGAATATCATCAAAATTATTTACATATTTTTTGAATATATCATAAACACTTATTTTTGATAATATATTCTCTTTTGATACTAATTTTCTTCCCCACATTTTGCAAAATTATATAAATTATACAAAATATGTATTACCTAATGTTTTTATCTAGAAAACATCATCCTCTGAGGTTGCCTCAGTAGGTGGAGCAACATTGCTTCTTGTAGGGGTTTCATAGATATCAAACTTTGGATTAGTAGATAATCCTGATGGAGTTGTACCATCTAATTCCACGAAATTTGGAAAAGTTGGGAAACCTGCATAGAATTTATCTCCATTTTGACGGTATGTAAATTTCATTGTAAAAGTTTTACCTACTGCACGTGGGAATACTCTATCTTTTAAAGCAGTTACAAATTCTTTGAAGCTAGAAGGATTAGCTAAAGCAGCATAATATTCTTCTTCTGTCATGAATTTAGTTGCCAAATGCAATACAGTTCTATTAGCAATATCCTGAGCCTTTACATTATCAGAATTTGTTAACATGTGACGATATTCAGCTCCATTAGTTTGTTCGATAATAATGAAAGCTCTATCTTCATTAATTGAAGTATCTTCATTTTTAGCAAACTCTACACCTTTAATCTTATTACCTACTACTCTCTCACCTACCATAATTGGTGAAAACCCATCTGCTGTAATACTTTTTCCTTCTGAATTTACTTTACTTCCGTAACCTGACATAAAATTTAATTTTTAATTTGTTATTATTAATTTGATTATTGATACTTAAAATGTGTCTGCTGATTCAGTATCTGATTCAACAGCTGCTGCTAGAGAACCTTCTGATAATTGAGCTGCTGTAACTTCAGTTGATTCTAAAGAAGGAATTTCTGCATTAGTTGATGCATTTTCATTTGATTCTTCATCATCAACAAGTTTCCATGATTTAGGAGCCTTCACTCTCAATCTACTCAGTTTAGGACTACTTGCAAACAATTCTTTTACATCTGCTTTAGCAAGTCCATACTTCTCTTCAATTGAACCTAGAGCTTCATTATAATGAGCATCCCCTTTGCATTTTGTCAGACCATTTTCAAGATCTTGTTTAATTTCTGAGATTTTAATCTCTCTTACTCCATTTGACATTGTTTTTTATTTTAATTGTTATTACTTACTTAATTGTTCTCTTTCTGCATCTAAATCTCTATTTAATGCATTTTCAGTGGTAAACTTTTCTGGATATCTAACTTTGAGTTTATCAATATTATTTTGTAATCCTTGGTAATAATCTAATCCTAAAGTTTTAGAACCTACTCTTAAAATATACAATAAACCTTGTTCTTCAATTTCCATATTTAGCAACAAATGTAGTCCTGCAATTAAAGCTGTTGCTACTTCATTTTCTTCAATTTTATCTTCTTCAGGCAATTCTTCGTCTTCTACAATTAAATTCCTAAAAGTCAAAGAATTGACTAAATACCAAGTTGCATCTGAGATTTCTTCTTGAATATTGACTAAATCTAGTTCTTTCTTATAAGCTAAATTCTTTTTAAATGCATCAATAAGCTCTCCCATTTCTGTAATGATGCCCATAACCATATGTAGTAGGTTTTCTTCATCACTACCTAAACTTGCACAAGTTCTTTTAGCCTCTAATTGATATTGTTTTAAATCCATATTAATATTCTGAGATTACTTTTCGAATCAATTCGAAATTATTATCAATATACCTACTCTCAAACGCACTTTCTAGACTTCTAGCAGTGTTAGTACCGGAATTAGTAGTATCAAGCTTAAACTCGACATTATCACCTAATACGTTAATCCTACTGTATAGACAATTCTCAACACTTCCTTCAATATTCATCTTAGATGCCATATTACCAAGCATTTTAAGCCTTTGTCTCATTTCTCCATTTTCAGATTTATAATCTTCAATGTGTCCAATCAAGAAAGCTATAGGATTCTCATCAAGTTTGTCTGCTTTCTTAATAGCATCAACATGTTTAAGAATCTCTTCATAACTAGATGAAATCTTCATAAATTTAGTTGGAGCTAATTTAGTACCATAAACTTCTCTTGATTTGTAAGTATTTCCGTCGAATTCTACGTTTCTAAATGTTGGATTCTTCTTATCCGCATTATACCACATATTAGTACCTGGTTCTAAATACTTAATTCCAAAGCTTTTACCTGTTCCTTCTCTTCCAAGAATTAAAACTGTTTCAAAGCCTCTTGCAGATAAACCTTCAGCCATAAACGCATATATAGCAACGCCGAAATCACGCCAAGTATCTCGTGTCATACCTGTCTTTTTATCAAGCATTCCCATATATTGATTATTCTGAATGGCATTAAGAGTGTCTACTACAATAGTTTTAATCTTTTTTCCTTCAAATAATTCTGACATATTTATTTATTAATTTTTGCAAATAACAATTCATTATGAGTTTCACTTACTCGTTTGAATCCTTCAGAAACATAAAAATGAGTATTAGGATCTTTTTCATCAGATTTTCCTTTCTTTAACTCATTAGCTATATTTTCAATAAAGCCTTCATTTCTCATCAGACTTGTTATTTCCAATCTTATTTCTAACTTCTGTATCATTTTTAATAGACTAGGGTGGAGATTGTAGATATTCCCGTTATTCATGAAATCTTTACCCTAATCGCTTATTCAGCAAACTCTACAACCTCCTTATTTATTAAAATTTTTAATTTTTACAAAAACATCCCTTCTTTCCAATTGATATTTGCAAATACATTAAGAAGATTTTTTTCTAATTCCAATCCTACCAGCATGGCAATTTCTTGACATTCCTTTTGTGCATGTTTATCCAATCTAACATTTAATAAAGATAACCAAGATCTTAGTGTACCATTAAAAGACATAACAGTAGTCGTACAATTAGGAAGAATAAACCTAGCGCATTCTTTTGCTACACCTGCATCTATTAGTTCATTATAAAAATCTTCAACCTTTGTTAAGTAATCTTCGATAGCTTTATCAGCGAACATTTTCTTTTCTGCGGACACGTCCCATACAATCGGGTTAAAAGACTCTGTACTACTTTGACGATTTGTAGGATGTTCTTTTCTTAATTCAATAGGTTCAAAACCAATACTTTTTGAGTATCTTAAACTGTGCTCTTGCGGCTTGATAGAAGCATGTCTGAGAAGTTGTCTACCTATACTTAAAGATGTTTCAATTTCAAATACATAATTAATCATATCTAATGGAGAAACATGTTTATGATCCATTAGATATTTAACTAGCTTTCCATTGTCTTCCTTAATAATACCATGTCTAGCAATTGCTGAAACAATTTCTTCATCATTTAAATCTGTGTATTTACCAACCCCTACTGTTTTAGCTACTAATTCTACTTTCATATTATTCTGCTTTTTTCCATTGAAATCCTCCTACTAATACTCTACCTTGTAAACCATTAATACATTGACTTATTGAAGCAACAGAGATATTATTATTTTTCTCAGAAGCTGTAATTATATTTGGATATGAACAAATATAATTATCATTATAATACTTATGTACCGGAACTGTGTTCGATAGGTTAAGTACATCAGTTATATCTCCTATATGCTTAAGAACACGATTATTATGCACCTGTCTAAACTGTCTTCCATAAGCACTATTTCTTGTACCATTTAAACATTGATGTAAAGAACTTTGATGCATACCTAGGAACTGAGATCCCTTACGAACATTCTCAACTTCGATAGTTTCTAAAAAATTACCTTCTAAATCATATATTGCTATTTTAATCATACTATTTCTTCTTTACGTCTTGATACATAATCTGCTTGATAAATTCTATCAATAATACTCGCTTTCTCTAACAATAAATAATTCACAGCATCAGAATATTTCTCTTCAAGTATTTCTAGAGTAGGTAATATTCCTTTATCCAAATCATTTCTAATATCAGCTATGCTTACTTGATGTTTAAGTGCAAAACCATACATAGCTTTCTCCCTAGTAATATTAGCAATTCTAGCTGCCTGCTCAAAAACATGAAATACATTATTATTCCTACGATACTCCTTGCCTTTTACTACTAAAGTTTGTTTAATATTAGCACAAGATTCTTCAATTATTTTATCAAATTCTTCTTCACTCATAGACTGTAACTGTTTTTGCTTTATAGATATATTTGCAAATTAATTTATTAAGCCAATTAATTTTTCCTATGAAAATAATGGAGTCGGATACTAAACCATCAATTTCTGATAAAATAATTTCATCAAGATCTGGATTTTCAGCACCCACGTAATAAAAAGAACCTTTGGGAATAATAAATAAACTATTATTATCTTCCATAGTAGGTTTTTTAGTTTCTATTTCAAATCTAGAATGATAACCATAGTTTATAGCATCATATCCCTTATTATTTCTATAATCTGGAAAAATTAGCTTGTGCATATTTACTAACTCCTGTTTTTTATATCTAATATACTTATGTTGCTGATGATATGAATAATTTCTTCTAGTCAAATATTTATAAACTAAAATATTATCTTTAGCTAATAAATACTTTCTTTCTGCTGGTACTACTAAACACATTATTTTTTAAGATTAGATAAATAGTCTATTAATTCTTGTTTGATAGATGATTCTTCATCAATGTTAAAGAAATTGATAATTTCATTAACACTATAAGAAGGTTTATTTAATTGAATATACTTCTCAGCTGCTTCTTTTGTTGAAAAATATCTATAAAAGTCTTTAGTACAAAAGTTACTAATATCCTTGAATTGTCCAATTATAAAAGAACCTGGAAAACTATTATCAAATAAAATATGATATGGTGAATCACCTTCAAAAATATCTACAGCATCTTCTGTTGTGAATAAAGGAGTTCTAGCTTTTACTAATTTATCTATATCTAACCATTTTCCAAGACGTTTATTTGTATGAGGAAAGCTTAATATTCCTTTACCTTTATCTGCTGGAGCAATTTCAAACTCAATTGCATTTAACGTAAAAGAATATACTTGATCTTTATGTTGATAATTTAAATTCTCATTAACAGTAAAAATTTCACCATCAGATAATCTTTTTATTGAATGGATTTTGTAAAGCATTGGTCTATTTAAAAACCAACTTTCCTTAAATTCACCATAAAAATTAATATCTTTAGCCCAGGAAAAAGTTTTATCTTTTCTCAAAGTTCCAATCCCACCTGAAGTATAAAAACTTAAAATTTCATACTCTTTTTTTTTAATTTCTTCCCAGAATTCGGGATATTCAGTTGGATTCACTAGTGTATGACCTTTATTAGTGTAATAGACTGTTTCACAGTTAGGATTATGACATTCTAAAGGCATTGTAAATCCAGGATAATTCTTTATTAATTTAAATGTTCTCATATTATTTCTTTCTATTTAGTAATTCATCTGCTTTGAGATAATATCTCTCTAGTTCAGTTTTTTCATTAGGTAAGGGTAATTCAGAAAATCTATTAGTTGCACCATCAAACAATAACGGAATGTTTTTATTAGGTATTCCAATTCTATTCTTAAGTACCATAATACAACGATAAGTATCTCTAAATCTATTAATATCATATTTCATATGTTCCTCAAAACCATATCTATCAGGAGAATATAATCCTAAAATAACATAGTCATCCCTCTGAATTTCTAAGTTATTAGCCAAGCCAGACAATGTAGGATATGTTTTTTCGACAATACTTTTACCTGTATTAGTAAATTGTTGAGATTCATTAGATTGTCCTTGTTGTTGTACATTAACTACAGTCCATTTCCAATGTTTACTAATTTGATTATTACAATATTCAGTACTCCATTTACCCATAGCCTCATGCTGAGACAACATTTTATTTTTATACTTATCAAATTCACCCTGTATTAGGCTTATATGATCTGTAATAACAATAACATGTTCATTAGGATCATTAGGTTCATAATGAGAATAAACCTTTTCTGTTGTTTTGGTAACTACACCTTCAGAGTTAGTATGGGTAAACTCTACTTCATTCCAAACATGAGTACCAGCTTTTTCAGAATAAGATCTACATCTTTTATAAAGACCTGTAGGATTAAAAGTAGAATCTACGACATCAATATAGTTCATATAGTAGTCTACTTCTTCTTGACAATCTTCTATAAGTGCTAATAAGTTATCATCAATATACTCTTCTCTAAGTCCCTTTAACATTGCAGGATCTATTCTTACTTTATGTTTCATTGCTAAGACAGCAGAAATTAAAGAATCTATAAACTCTTCCTGAGATTCCTCAAGAGCAAAATAAATTATTTTAACCTTAAGTTTAGATTCAGGGTGATTTCTAGCATAATCTAATGGAAGTATTACAAATAGCTGCTTGGTTAACTGGGTCTTTCCAATCCCCGACGCAGCTGAAATCTTATAATTGATTCCTTTTACAACTCCAGGTACACTTTTAGATAGTCTAGGAAACTTTTCATAAAAGGGAATACAAATCATTTCTCCTTTATCTCTAATTTCCTTAATTCTTCGAATATCTTCTATTCTTTCCTGAACTTTAGTTTTTCTAGTTTCTTCTTTCATTAGAAATCCTCAAATAATTTATCTTGTTGTTTATCTAAGAATTCTTGTTTAGAATCTAAATCTTCAACTAGACTTCGTAATAATGATACATTGTCTTTACTGATAAGATAATCAGCACATATCATAAAACTATAGTTTTCTTTTTTCTTTTCATCTATATATATCTTGGTAGCTTCAAATATTCTTTCTTTATCTATCTTTTCATCTTTTACGAAAACTGTCATTTTACTCAAACAACTTTTACTATCTCCCCTCACAGGTCTACCTCCAGATTTAACTCCCATTGGAAATAAATTTCTCCATTCTTGAATCCATTCTTTTACTTTGAGATATTCCTTATGTACCTTTAGTAAATCAATAGCTGGTTTTCTTAATATATAACCTGAATCAGTTATTTTAAGCCATCCATCTCTCTCTAAGATCTTGATACATGAATTTATATCGGTAGATTCATTTACAATTGTATGTAAATCTATTTCATTGTATAAACCAAATAGAATTACATACATTGTAGGAGCTAGATTTAATCTCTTTAATTTTTCTAAATCAATAGATAATTCCATATTTTTGCTTTCTATTTTCTAATTCATAATCCTCAGACTGTATATAAAGACTATGATAGCCTTTTATGTCTTCGGGCGTACAATCTACTTCAAATAATTCATTTATTGCAGCAGAAAGCTCCTCTGGAGTTTCTAATAAAGGATTATCTAAATAAACTAATTTAAGCATCAAACTCAAATCAGCTAATTGTACTTTTGATTTGATTAATTTTTTCTCTGAGTTCTTCATAACTATTAACATTAATTACATTAAAATTAGCAAATGATTCCTTAACCCATTTTTCTTCTACTGTATTCTTGACAACAATTCTAATAAGTATAGCATGCTTGTTAGTATCCTTTCTTATTAGTCTTCCAAGTCTTTGAATACTTTGTTTTTCTTTTGATGAACCAGATCCTATTACTCCATAAGCTAATCTTGGAAGTGTTACTCCCTCATCAAATATTTTAGCTGTAGAAATAAGTTTCACTTTAGTCCTACCATCTTTAAATTTATTAAGTAATATCTGTCTCTTCTTAATTGACATATTACTATGTATCGAGACACAAGATTCTCCTAATAAATCTGAAACCTCATCTGCTTCAACCTTAGTTAAAGAGAATATAATTCCATATTCTCCTTTAAATAAATCAGATAATTTACCAATTAATTTAAGTTTATTGCTAGATCTATAAATTAATTTCTTTCTGGTGTTAATCTGTTTCCAGCTTTGTCTTCCAAATGCTATATAAGTATAATCTATAATAGATGTAGCTTTATCATATAAATCTTTCTCTTCGTCAGTTAAATCTACATTAATAGTAAATATAGTGAACTCGGATACCAAATCTAAATCTCTTGCTTCAGATACTACTAATGAATCGACTATAGTTAAATAAGGATTCAATAGTTGCTCTTGTTTCTCTGTAATAGAAGCAGATAAGCCTAGAATAGCTCTATATTTTCTAGTATCAAAAAATGTCATTCTATTTTCACTAGTAACATTATGAATTTCATCAAGTACTACCAGACTATAAGTAGACACTATATCAGCAATAGAATGATAACATATAAAATCACAATACTTAAGTAGTTTAAGTTTTTTGAATTTCTTAAATTCAGCTTGGAAATTCTCTATAACAGCATAAGTTGGACATACAATAAGTATTCTTTCATCAGGATATTTATTTATGAAATGTTCAGAAGCTAGTATACCAGCAAAAGTTTTACCTGAACCAGTACCATACTGTAATATACCAGCATATGAATTACTAGCCCATTTATTTAGCCCTTTTCTGATTATTTCTTCTCTAATATCCACTTACTATGATTTAATATTTAATCTTTCCTTTAATCTTTGGTCAACCAATGTTTCAATTCTCTTATTTAATTGACCATCAGTTAAAGTATCTGTTATTTTAACAATAGACAATTCTAATTTCTGATTAAACATTTTTAGCATTTCATTTCTGTCTATATCCTTATGAACTAAATTCCAAACTTCTTCCCTAGCTATACTTTCTATTTTTTCACGAATTAAGGCAGTAATTTGATCTCCTAATACTACAAATTTAGCTTCTCTATATCCAGGATTTAATACTTTTTCTTTTAAATACTCTGAATCTATTAGAATTTGTTTAACACTGTTTTCTAATCCAGTTTCTATAAGCTTTGTTCCAATTGCTTTAAGATGTTTGTTAGTAAATGCTTGTACAATAGAATTTCTGATCTCTATTTCTAATTCGGAATCTCCACCTATTAATCTTTCTAAAGCTTCTAATGAAGCTATTTGTATTTTTACACTCATAATTAATTATTTAATGTTCCCATAAGTTTGATATTACTGCTTCTGCTTTTAATGGTACTCTTTTGCACCATAATGCTCCAGCAGTTTCCATTAATTCTTGAAGTTTTGTTTTTGCATAGTCTTTTAATTCTTCATCTGATTCTAATACAATCTCATCATGGACTAACAGAACTATTTTAATTTTATCTAATAGATTTTCAGATGTAATCCATTCATGTAGTAACACAACAGCATACTTTGTAATAGATCCTGCTTCTCCTTGAATACTGTAATTCTGAGCAGCTCTGCCCATTTGGCCTTGCAACTTATTAACAAGCTTATAATCATGATTCCACTCAGCTTCTTTTAATCGGTCATAGTCTTTGAAATAAAATTTCCTTTTGGTAAGTTTATCAATTAGTATATAACCTTGTCTCAAGCTCTTATCCCTTTCACTTTGGAAGTAAGCTTTTAAGCCTGGAAAAGCATTGAAATATGCATTATAAACTGCATCTCCTTCAGCTGTGGTAATTCCTAAATTAGCTGCAATAGTGAAACCATTACCACCGTAATCAATAGCAAAACCACTTGCTTTTACTTTCTGCCTTAAGTCCTTTCTAATATGCTTGACATCTTCTAAGGCTATATCAGCTAGCTCAGTCTTATAGACTAGTTTAGCTGTATAGGAATGCAAATCTCCCAAGTTCTTATCAAAGAATACCAATAAATCCTTGTCTAGAGATTTATTAGCTAAGATAATTTTTTCCTGTCCAGAATAATCCGCATTAATAAGAGATTTGTTAGAAGGAGCATCAAAAGCATATCTAAATTCATGTCTTGCAGGAATATTTTGCAAATTAGGTCCAGCAGAACTAATTCTACCAGTATTTAGTATCTGTTTATAATTAGAATGCAGTCTTCCTGTTATAGGATTAATATGCTTGAAGAAACTTACACCAAAAGTAGTAATAGTTTGTTCTGATTCTTTAGCTCTTAAATATAATCTTACAAATTCTCTAGTAAGCGAATCTAACTCTTCTTTAATTAATAAAGGTCTCACTTCCTTAGCTTCAACGGTATAACTTAATTTACCTGTAGTTTTTGAAACAGCTAAAGGACAGATTCCTAGAAATTTAAAAAAATCTATCACTTGTTTAGAAGAAGTCCATTGTATATTACATTTAGGTTCTTCTGAGAAAAGATCCAGTTGTCTATTTATAAATCTAGAATTAGAATAGTTAGTTATAATGAAAGCATTTAAATCTTTTATCAGAGAGTTAAATTCAATCAGATTTTCATCATATGTAGCTTTCCATTTTTCTTTGTTAAAATTAACTCCATTATATTCAATCTCTGCTAATGCTACTAAAAATCTCATTTCTAGTTTTACACATTGCATTAAATCTCTGCGTTGAATTTCTATTAGTTGTTTCTCTCGAATCCTTACAGGAAATTCAATATCTTCAGCACCATATTTAATTTGAGAAGAAGTAAAAGGAGTTGAGCCTATACTAAGGAATTCTAATCTTATAGCTTTTTCT